CAAAAATCCGAGACCTACATAAGCCGCCCGGGCGCGGCTGAGGCGGACCGTGCGTACTTTCTTTCCGCGCCCATGTGGCGGGAAAAGCACGTAGGGGTCCAGCGGCAGGGGTCGGTCCACCGGACGGTGGGCGGCGGGGTGGTGGTGCAGTCGTTTGCGCGGCTGACCGCCGGGATGCCTGTCACCCTCGAGGGCGACGACCGCCACGGGCTGATGTTTGTGGAAGAGGCGGCCAAGCTGGCGGCGATGATGGCCGAGGGCGTGGCGCTCGAATTTTCCGACGACGACGGGACCACGAAGCATTCCGTGGTTCCGGACTGGTCACGCGAGCCGCTGGACCAGCAGTACCTCGATGGGTACTACAAGCAGGTGATGCGGGGGACGGTTTATTTACTTCGCGTCTAACGATTCAATGGCGGGCGGCCATGCCGCCCCTACGGGTATATCCACGTTCTTGGTGACAGTAAGGGGATTGCCACGGCCGTCTGCGACGGCCTCGCAATGACGGTGAATAGTATGGCTCTTCCGGTGATAAAACTCAAAAAGGCGGCGGTGGCGACCCAGGGCGGAAGCTGCGGCGGGATACTGACCGATGACGACATTAAGTCCGGCGTGCCGGCAAACTTTTACCCGGACATCGGAGAAACCGACCGCGTTGCCGGATGGGACTGGATCGGCAAGGGGTTCGCTAAGAAGGAGACGACCAACCCGTTCACCAACGGCTGGCTCATCAACAGCCGCCCGACCGAGGCGGGCGACCGGCTGCGGATAGCCGGGGGTACGCCCACCGACGTCTGGTACGCCGCATCGGGCTATGCCGCCGAAGACTGGTTCGGCAGTGGAGAGCTGGCGGCGTCCGGCGCGGCCGGGTCGGCTGTGTTCGAGGCCGACTTCGAGGCGGCCGACGGCATTCACATCGGCGACACGGTGTTTCTGCTGGACCGCACGATCAACCGGTGGGAGCATTTTGAGGTGGCCGACCTGAGCTGGGACGGGACCAGGGCCACGGTAACCATCGACGGACTGACCACCAATGCGTACCCGACCAAGCAGAAGGCGTTTCTCCTCGGCACGGCGTTGGAGCCGTTTGCGTTTGCCGAGGACGACTACCTGTCGATCCGTGTTGACGGCAAGACCGTGGTGACGGCCTATTTCGACGCCGAGACCACGGCCGCCGAAGTGGCGGCCACCATCAACCTGGCGGCGTCGGGCTACGTTACGGCGTCGGCCATCGGCGGCTATCTCCACCTCGAACGCGACCTCTACTACTATCACCGGTTCTTCCAGTGCATCGGCGGGGCGGCGGCGATGACGGAGCTGGGCCTGAGCTCGGCCGAGCGGCGCGGATCCGACGGGACAGTGGTGGCCGCGGCGCTCGCCCTGGGCGACCTTGCGCCGTCGGTCGGCACGGTGGTGGTGACCTCCGGCACGGGTGGGGCCTACGACGACTCAGGTTACCCGATTCTGGCAGACGAGGCCGGGGGGGTTGACGACGACTTTATCGTGACGTGGCTGGACGCCACGCACTACAGCATCTCCGGCACACGGTCCGGGGCCATCGTCACCAACCACGACATGTCCGAGGACTGCGCGGTGGTCCACTGGAGCGGCGTCTACTTTACGATCTACGCCGCGGGGTTCAGCGGGACGTTCGGCGTGGGCGACACCATGACGTTTAGCACCGTCAGCTCGAGCAAGGGGTTCTGGGTGAGGGCCGTGGGCCCGGCGGCGTGCGAGGCGATGGACGTAAACCGCAGTGGGTTGAAGGTGATCGGGAGCGTGTAATTTCGGGAATTACGGGGATTGTTGTGGACGAAACCGGCGAGATCACGGTTGTGCTGGAGGCGCCGGAAGGCACGGTTGACGGCGAGGTGGTGGTCCTGCTGGACCCCGGCAACGACGAGAACGGCGAGGTGGTGGTCGTGCTGGACGCGGATCTGTCGGAGATCCCGGTTGGGCCGGTGGACGAGGTCATCTACCTGGACGTTCAGGAATACTGCTGGCCCGGCAACAAGCGGTACAAAATCTACCTGCCGGCGCAGACCTACCTGCTGGAGCCGCTGGGCGGCGCGTGCAACGACGATTTGTGGCGGTCCGACGGCAATGCCTGGACGTGGCACATGGCCTGTTCTACCGGAGAAATCGGCGGGACGTATTCCATGCTCTGGTCGGGCGGAAGTGGACTGGCCCCAAGCCCGGAAGCGGCGTATGCGTCGGTGGTCGGGCAGTTTATCGTATTCGACTGGCCGGGGGGAGATTTTGAACTCTGGATCCCGGCAAATGATGTTGGTCCGTTTCCGCTTCCGCGCAACAGCGGCGGGTTGAGTGTGAGGTTGCGGAGTTTGGCCGTAGCGTAGGACACGGTGACAGTACGGGGATTGCCACGCCGCCAGAAGGCGGCTCGCAATGACGGTGGAGTGACGGAATAGAATGGAAGTCTTCTTACAGGACAACATGACCGGAGCAGGAGATCTGCTGTTGGAAGAGGACCTGTCGGCCACCGGGGCGTATTACGACGCAGGCGGGGGCGAGGGCAACCTCCAGATCAACATTGAAAAGACCTCCCAGGGCATCCTCGCGTCACCGGCCGCCCTGCCCGGTAACTACCGGATAACCATTACGCTCGGTGCGCAGGCGGTAGTGGGCTACCTCGGCGCGGTGGTTGCGGGGACGGTGCAGCCGGTAATCGCCGCAAAGGCGACGTTCGACGCCACGCGCCGGATGTGGTGTTGGACGAACGGGTTTGACAGCCTGCATTTTTGTGTAAAAGACCGGGCGGGCGACATCCGCACGTGGGACGGCGCAAGCTGGGCCACCGGAACCGTCGCCGAATCTGTCGGCGATTTCACGCAGACCGACGACTACCGGCTGGTGATCGAGATGCGGCCGGACCACCGGGGCAGGTTCACGCTCTATGACGACGACGATGCGGTTGTGGAACAGACCGACTGGGTTGGGGTCTATGGCGCGAACACCGGGGAACAGCAGTGGTTTGTCAGTGGCTACCCCTATACCGACGAGCCGTTTGCGGCGGGTTACGGGTTTGACGGCCAGCAGGTGGAACCGTGTTTTTATAAGGTCACCGGGGATCAGGCGACGATTGCCATAAATAATCTTGTGACTTTCAACTGCGGCGGAGCTGCTAAAAACGCCACGATCGACTTTGTAAACACGCTCAATATTTTCGGCGACTTCGATATACGGCTGAATACTAACATTGTCACCCTTGACACGGGCGCGGGAGATACCCGCTGGCTGAACCTTTATTTATTCGCGATAGACGACGATACCGACAGGCTGCGATTTCAGGTGTTCAGAAACTCCACGAACCAGTACTACCGCCAACAGGTATGGATAAACGGTGCCAATGTTCAGCAAAACTACGTTACCGACACGCTGGCGACATCGATCCTTCGGATCGTCCGCTCCGGCACCTCGGTGTCGTTTTATTACTGGAAATCCTCGGCATGGGTCCAGATAGGGACGACCTACACAAGCTGGGTTTCCAGCAACGTCTATGCGCAGATCTACTTTGCCTCCAACGCGGCGGCCAACGTGTTCGAGGTCGATAATTTACAGGTCTATGCCGGCACGATTTACCTGCTCAACCGTTCCATGAAATTTACCCGGGTATCGGGCTATGAGATCGAGTTGGGGTGTCCGGAGATCAGGCTCATCAACCAGATCGGGTTTGAAGAAAAGGACTTCCCCACGGCATGGGGCGGGGATACGGTCGAGATCGTCAACGCCATCCGCACGCAGGTCGGCTGGGACTTCGACCTTTCCAACCGGATCGGCAAGGACTTTATCGACTTCGACTGGTCGGTGGTCAACACCATCGGCGAGTTCGCGGCCGCCGCCCCGCCCGAGGTCAAGGTCTATCTCGACTGCGCCGAGCTGCGGCCAGGGCGGCAATACACCCGGATCGAGATCAGCGAGGACATTGACCGGACGCCCAACCAGATCACCATAGACGTGGCCGACGAGGCGCTTTACCTGGTCAAGCAGTTGTACCTCAGGAGCGACAGCAGCTTTTTGACGCCCAGGATCGAGGTCTACGTGGACGGCGCGTTGTACGACAGCTACTTCTGGGAAGAGCTGCGGATGAGCGAGGACCCGGACTCCACCACCTGGCAGATCTGGGGCCGCAACCAGGCGGCGCGGTTGTTCATGCCGTACGCCGAAAAGATCACCGAGGTGGTGGCCACCACGACGCGGCTGGCGCTGATGCGGCGGATAGCCGGTGACTGCGGGCTGACGCTGGAAATCGAAAACTACCTTGCGGCCGACTTCACGATCCCCGGCGGGCTGCTGGTGATCGAGGGAGAGTACCCGATGAGCGTGCTGCAGACGCTGGCCGGGGCCGACGGCGCGGTGGTGCGCAGCGCGCGGGGGCTGGACCTTTCGGTGCGGTATCGGGAGTGGGTGATCGAGTAGAACTTCGTGCGAATCAGGATTCGCACGAGTGAGGGAGGCGCCACCCCACTCTAACGAGTGGGGCCCCGGCGAACGCAGGGAGATATCAATGCGGCGGGGCCGCGGCGGGCACCATATATGGTGCCCCTACGGGTGAAGGCGATTACGGGGTTAATCCGGGGATTGCGGCAATGACGGTGAAGTGCGTGGCTGGTTGCCGCATGTCCTGGCAATGACAATTTCTAATCGTCGCCGGAGGCGACATTGTCAAGATTGGACGAAAAAACCAAGATCATCGACCTCGAGGAGAGCATCGAGCTTCCCGACGGGGAAAACAGCGTGCTGGTCACTGATGACGACTCGGGTGCGCTGAACGACGGCTGGCCGAAGATCGTGCTGGAGTCGGACATCGCCACGCACCCGAGCGGCCGGCTCAACTCCAACGGCACCGACCACTGCCGCATCCGCGCCCGCTGCCGGTATCCCAACGGCGACGTGGCCGGGATGCTGCCCCGGCGGGACACGTCCACGCCGTACGACGAGCGGCGCATCCGCACGAGTTACTGGATCATCAACCCCCCCAGGGTGTACGTGAAGGTCGGCGACGAACAGGGCGACGAAATCCCGGTGGCCGGTTGGAGCGAGCGGGAGATTGAGACCTCGGTGGATATGGAGCGCGTGCCGCACTTCGTGGTCTACGACGGGTGCGAGACCGTCGGTTTTTCCGTGGACCAGCTGGCCGGCATCGCGCCGGCGGAAGTCCCGGTGGTCTACGACTACGCCGAGACGGTGCTGACCGCCCGGGCGGAGGGAGGCGGATACGCCACCGTCACCGGGACGTGGATGGGCCAGAGCGCCACGCTCATCATCATAATCGCAGATCCCGGCATAGGGTCAATCACGGCGCGGGCCGACCCGGCCTCCATCGACCTGATTACGCCGTCGCAGATCGTGGCCTGCGTGCTGACGCCGGACGGGCTGCCGGTGGCCGACGGGACGGTGGTAACCGCCGAGATCTTCTCCGGACCGGGAAGCCTCCAGAGCGGAAGCGCCCTGACGACCACCGAGACGATAGAGGCCGAGGAACAATGGTCGAGCGACGAGATCACCGTCGGCGTGGCAAACGCCATCTCCGAGGTGATTTCGGTGATCATTGACCGCACAGCCAGTTTTCTTAAAAACTACTATACCGGCGGGTCGTTCGACGGCAAGACCATCACGCTCGGCACCTCCCTGCCGGACAGGGTTAGCCTGGTCTACGTGACGTACCGGGCAGGCGGGTGCGCCGCGTTCACGTTCCGGTCTCAGACCCCAGGGAAAACGGTTATCCTGTGCGATGCAGGGCAGGAAAACTGCAAGGTGGAGATTACCACCTCCATCAAGACAGAGTCGACGTCCACCCCGGCCGACGCAGCATCGCCGGACACCACGCCGGCGGGCCACTCGATAACCTACGGCGCCTGGCAAACGCTGCACCGGGAGGGCTCGTGGGGACCGCCGCTTGCCAGCGACGCCAACCCGGACCTGCACATCAGGGACAACTATCTGCACCGCGGGCCGGTGGAGTACGAAGTGGTGGGCCGCCGGAACTGCGTGGTCGAGGTCAATGGAGTTACCGGCGAATATCTGGTTATCGTGTACGGAGCCTACGAGCTGGTGGAGCTTCCCTACTGGGGTGCGGACGGGTACGTGCGGGGGACGCTCAGGGTCCTCGGGAAAAAAGCTGACGGCAGCATTGTGCCGGTAGGCGGGTGGGACGGACAGATACACTGGTCGGCGTGGGGAGACATCGCGGCTGTCGACGAGGACGTGGAAGACATCGACGGCGACTCACGGGCCCGGTATGTCCGCGGACGTCCGGGGTCTCATTCGGTCACGGTGTCGTTTGCCGGTGGCTGGCCCGTCCCTCAGACCAAGAGCTTCACAATAGACGATGGAACCATAGACAGGACCGGAGACCCGACCCGCAAAGTCTATAAAACCATTGAGTATGAGTTCGAGATCCACTGGCGCCCGATCTATGAGTAGGGGGAATGCATGGCCATATCGGAGAGGGTAACGCTCGGAGACGGGACAAGGACGATGCGGGCGGTTTCCGACCCGCTGATCCTTTCGGCGGCGATCGCCCACCGCCGGGGACTGGCGGAGCTCTACCCGCAGTGGCTGTTCAGGAAGGTCAGGTCGCTGACGGTTCCGATAGATTTTTCCTATGCCGAGGGCGACGTCCACGAGCTGGACAACCCGCGGGTGGGGATCTGCTGTTCGGCGGTCTGCCGGTCGCTGACGCACGTGGTGCTGCCGGATTCGATGCTGACCAGAATGACGCTCGAGACGTGCCGCAGGTTCGAATAACTCTTTGATCGAAGCCGTTCGATAGGGCGGCGAACGCGGCGGCCTTTATTTTTTGGAGAAAAGCGGTGCCGATAGGAATCCGCACAGTCAGAAAAATCGTCCGGCAGGAGGACTACCCGCGGGATCCGGTCGGCAAGGTCACGGCCGTCAACGAGGACGGGACCTACGCCGTGCTGCTGGAAAGCGGGTTGACGGTCAACCTTGCCGGCTCGTCGTCCGACCCGATATATGAGGGCACGGTGGTGGCGCTGGTGCGGCGGACCCGGCGCGGGACGCTGGAGATAGTCGGGCGGTCGGGGCGCAAGTGGGTGGAGCCGACGGTGTTTTACGGGTAGGAACACTTCCGATTGAAGCAGGCTTCAATTGGGTGAACACGGGCCACCCCCACGCAGTAGCGCGGGGCTGGCTTGTAACGATATCGGAGGGTATGGGATGGCGGCAAAAAAGGAAGAAGTGACGCTTGCGGTGGTGCTCAACGAGATCAAGAACATGGCCTCCGATATTACGGAAACAAAAGCCGGAGTCCAGCGGATCAACGGCGGGATGCGGGCGCTCGAGATACGGGTGAGCGCATCGGAAGGACAATGCTCGAAGGTCTGTGAGTTCAACGAGAAGCGGTTTACGTCGCTGTTTGCGCTCAAGGACCGGATATGGGTATATATGGGAGCGACGAGCGCCGTCTGTACCGGAGTCGGTTTTATCTTAGGGAGGTATCTTGGATGAGCAACGATCTTCTCGATGCAAAAAGGTGGCCGCACATCTACCTCTACGAGGTTGCGTGCCGCTGCCGCTATTCCGACTGTCCATACAAGACCCTGGAGCAGGTGCTCGCGGTCATCGACCCGGACATCCTGGACGTCGTGGAGTATCTCCGCGCACATTTTGGTGGCCGGCCGCTGCTGATCACCAGCGGGGTCCGCTGTCAGCGTCACAACCGGGCGGAGGGGGGGGCAGAAGCATCGCCGCACGTCCCGACGCTGCTCGCGCAGATCGGCAACGACCGCAGGAGCTACGCGGTCGATATATCGATCGTTGGGTATTTTGCCTCTCCCCGGGGGATGCGCAACGAGATCCGGAAGATCTACCCGAACATTCGGATCGGATGGATGCAGTACTCGAAGTGGGTCCATCTCGACTTCGCCTTCCGTCATCCGTACAAGAACCATCCTGACATGGTCAAGCACTGGATCGTGGCTGGAGAGTGGTAAAAAACCGCCCGAACACCGCCGGTGCGGGCCAGAGCGGGCCGGACGGCATAAACCAATAGCAGGGGCAGGGGAGCGCACACATGACCGCTCCTGGAGGCTATGACGAGGTCAAATATGGCTGAAAAACCGGATAGAATCCGTGTCGACACGACACAGGCGCCCGTGGCGCTATTAACCGCCTGCCAGCCCTGGTATATCAAGCTCTGGCAGGGGATCGGCGGGCGCAAGTTCATCGCCCTGATCATCGGCAGCGGGGTCTACGTCTGGAAGGGGGAGATCTCCCTCAACTACCTGTTGCTGTTGTGCGCGTACATGGGCGCAAACGTGGCCCTCGACTACCTACGGGGCAGGAACGGCGGCAAGCCGTCGAACGGAGGATAGGATGGACGTAAAAACACTCATTGCGAAGCTGACGCTTGAGCGCTGGATTATCGTCGCGCTGGCGGCGCTGCTGGCCGTTGCGGTCGTTTTCGGAATGGTGCAGTCGTGCCGGTTCAACGCGGCGGCGGGCCGCGCGGCATCGGCCAAGTACAACCAGGATTTTTCCACCGGCAGGGTGGTGATGGAAAAGGAATACATCGGGCCGAAGATCGCCGAGCTCACGACCGATCAGCGGACCGCCGTGATGTCCAACGCGTGGAGGCCGTGATGAAACAAAACATCCGCGCCTGGATAGCCGTCGCGCTGATCTGCTTCTGGCTGATCGGCCCGATGGGCTGCGCCACCCTGTCTTTCACCATCACCGAGGACCAGGTTGACGAGGTCATCAAGGAGTTGTCGGCCGAGCCGGCCGATCCTGATGCCGTGCGTTACAACGCCGCAGACGACACCTACATCGTCAAGCGGCCGTACGGCGATAAGGCCCTCAACGACTCGATCCGGGTGAGAGCCTACGAGGAAAAGGTGATTCCGAAGGCCCTCGACTACCTTGCCAAGCACCCGCCGATGACGTTCTGGAAGAAGATGACCTGGTTCGGCTGGGGAATGCTGGTGGGCGGAATCCTTGGCGGCGGCGGGGCCGTATATTTTGAGAATAGGAAATAGAATGAAGTTATCAGACATCGTCGCGTTCCTCGGCCCGGGCCACCGGCTCGTCGGACCGGACGTGGAGATAACCGGCATCGGGCCGCTGGACGGCTCGGGGCCGGCCGATCTCTCGTTTTGCTCGGGCAAGAACCTTATCGACCTCTCCCGTGTGCTGGCCACAAAGGCCGGCGCCGTTGTCGCGCATGACATCCTGGAAGTAGCCGAGGGTACAGCGGGACCGTCGATGGTCCTCTGCGCCGACCCGAAGTTGTCTTTCGTCCGCGTTCTCCGCGAGTTCTTCGCGCCAGACTACGACGAAAACATGGTCGATTGCCCGTTTCCTATATTCAACGTACCGGGCGTTCCATCGCCAAAACAGACGGTATCCATCGGGTTTTATTCCGTGGTCGCTTCGATCGCCACTATCGGCAAAAACGTAACCATCCATAACCACGTCTCAATCGGCCAGCCCGGGTTCAACTATGTCCGCGACCCCGACGGCCGGTGGGCCCACTTCCCGCACCTCGGCGGCGTTGTCATCGGCAACGACGTGGATATCTATCCGTTTGCCAATATCGACCGCGGGGTGCTGTCCGACACTATCATCGGAAACGGCGTCAAAATAGACCATCACGTCCACGTGGCGCACAATGCGGTTATTGGGGATAACACCATACTCATCGCCCATACGGTGGTCGGCGGGAGCGCACATATCGGCCGAGGCTGCTGGATAGGCATCGGAGCGATGATCAAGGACAACATCACCATCGGAGACAACGTGACTATCGGCATGGGGGCGGTGGTACTGAAAGACGTTCCGGACGGAAAAACGGTAGCCGGAAACCCGGCAAAGGAGGTCAGATGAAGATGTTGGCCTGCCTGATTGTGCGCGACGAGATTGACATTATAGAACAGACGGTAAAAAAGTGGCTGGCGGGGGGAGTTAATGTCCACGTCCTCGACGATTGGTCCACCGACGGCACCTGGGAGGCTCTTGGGGCGTTTAAGGATGGCGTTGCACTCGAGCGGTGGCCAGCAATGCCGGGAGAAAAATGGGACTTTGCCGGTCAGCTCCGCCGCATCGAGGCGATAGCACTAAATCATCCTGATTGGTGGATAATCCCCACCGGGTCCGACGACCTGCTGTGCAGCCCGTGGCCCGGAGTTCGGCTGGTGGATGCGCTCTGGCGCGTCAGGGCGGAGGGCTACAACTTCATCGACACGGCGGTATTCAACTTTGTGCCGACGGTAGACGGGTTTTGCCGCGGGATGGACCCGGAGACGTTCTTCACCCACGGCGTGGCCCACTACGGGCACCCGGTGCACCGGATATTCATACAGCCGAGGGGCGTCAGCATCGACATTGCGACGACCGCGGCCCACCGGGTAACGATCCCAAGCATGAGGGTATATCCCACGCCATTCATCTACAAGCACTGGCCGCTGCGGAGCCAGCAGCAGGGTGAGCGAAAGATCTGTGAGCGGCGAGCCCGCTACAACCCCGAAGAAATCAAACGCGGCTGGCACACGCACTACGGGCATATAGATTTGACAAAGCCGTATAACTTCATCGCTCCGGAGAGTGGACTGTTTAGGTTTAGCGACATCTATCCTGGCATTTGAGAGGTAAGCGGTGGGTGCGTTAATTAACAATCTTTTATGTCTTGTGCGCGGGCTGATTCGATGCCGGCAGATCTGCGTGGTCTATCCGAACGTAGTCATCGGCCGCGGCGTCACCGTTATGCCGTTTGCCGTGTTGGGCCGACCGCCGATGAGCTCCGGAGCCGCTCACTTGACGAACTATTGGGAATACGGCCCGCTGATTATCGAGGACGGGTGCATCATCGGAGCCGGCGCGGTGCTTTATACCGGCAGCCATATCGGCGAAAACACGATGGTCTGCGACACCGCCTGCGTGCGGGAGGACGTGACGATCGGGCGGGACTGCCTGATCGCCCAGGGGGTGACCGTCAACCGAAACACCCGGATCGGCGACCGCGTCCGGATCATGGACAACGCCCACATGACCGGCCGCATGGTGGTGGGCGACAGCTGCTTTATCGGCATGATGGTGAGCTTCTGCAACGACAACGACATGGGCCGGTCCGACAGGCCGAAGGACAACTACGTCGGGGCGACGGTCGAACAAGGCGTCCGCATCGGCCACGGGGCCCGGATCCACCCCGGGGTGAGGATCGCCCGCGGCGCGGTCGTCGGCGCAAACGCGGTGGTAACCCGCAACGTGGGACCGGGACAGCGGGTCATGGGCGTGCCCGCAAGGAGACGCTGATGGGTGAATTGAAAGGTGTCGACTACTACAACGACCCTGCCAACCACGACCTGATATCCCGGCCGCTGGAGACCTCCCCCTGGCGGACGTTGTACGCCGCCGTGGCGGACAGCCTCGGAGAGCCGGACGGCCGGTTGATCGTGGAGCTGGGCTGCGGGACGGGGCGGCTGGCCCGGGTGCTGGCCGACCGGGGGTGGACCGGCTACCTCGGCATCGACTTTGCCGACCGGCTCATCGACCAGGCGGCGCTCTACGCTCCGGAATGCCTGTTTTTCTGCGCCGATATATTTTCCGAGTTTACGGAAGATGCGCTGGGCCGTGCGGATGTCGTGGTGGCCATGGAGGTGCTGGAACACCTCGAGAACGACCTGGCGGTCTTCGGCCACATCGTGCCCGGCACGTTCGTGGTGTTCGACGTGCCGAATTTTGACTGCGCGTCGCACGTGCGGCACTTCACCGATATCGGGCAGGTCATGGAGCGGTATGGGCCGTTGTTCGACGAGCTGCGGGTGACACCCCACCGGACGGGCGACGGGACGTACTGGATAGGGCAGGGCCAGCGGAAGGCAGATCTGCCGTCGATGGATGCTTGAGGGCATACCTATGTGATGTTATTTAGATATTTGGCTGCGCGTCGATGTATCTCTTTTCATCAACGCCGTCGACGCCCCCCGGGCGATCGTCAACAGCCCGTTGTTGGCCCGGTCGTAGTGGAAGACCGTCCAATCGTGGTCGGCGGCCATGAAGGCAATAATTGGCCGCAGTATCCCTTCCGACCCGTCCTCCCCGACCCACCCGAACGTCTCCACGTCGTGGAAAATGATATAGTCCCGCACCTTACCACCGTGCCGAGCCAGCTCCGCGGTCACCTGCCGACCGGTGTGGAACGTGTCGATGAACAGGATATCGGTTTCTTCGATTTCGATATCCAGGACGTTGGCCTGGCGGTAGGCGTAGTTGTGACCCTCCAGCACCGCCCGCTCGAACAACGCACCCACAACCGGGTCCAACACCAGGTCGTAGGAAACCAATCGCTTCGGACGGGCCGCCATGAAAGCCCGGGTGCTCGTCCCCTGTCGGACGCCGAACTCCGTCACATGCAGGCGGTTGATGGCCAGCCCGTGGAGGTAGGGCAAGTGCTCGTTGATGTCGGACTCCTGCGCACAGGCTTTGGCGTATTCGGTTTCAAAGAGATCCATGGATCACCTCTCTTGTAATTCTTTTGCCAACTTTTTGTATTGTGCTTTCGTAATATCGCTCATGGGAACATCGGCAAGATGCAACACAATGAGTCGGTGCAGATCCTGCACTGCCGTGACCAATGCTGCTATCGCTGCATCCTGCCGGTCTGCTCTCTCCGCAAGCCGTCTGTCGTTCTGTATTTTCCTGTAAAAATCATATGCGCGTTCTATCGCGGCAATATCACGGGTCGGGTCAAAACTACCGGGGATTAATGGATTGTGCATAAATTAGGCGATTATATACTTGACACGACCGAGTTAATGTATAAGGTTATTTTTCGGTAGTAGGTATTAAAGCTAATTGATCGTTTTCAGATCGTTCACCAAACTCTTTTCCCTTCAATGGGCGAAGATCAACAACAGCACCGAACTTACTAAAAACTGTCATGAATTTGTCGAAGTCCTTTCCCCAATAGATCATAGCACATGACATTGGGGCACCTTTCCCACCATTTTGTCCATTTACAAGAAACTTTAGTCGGGTGTCATAAAGGAAACAAACACCTGTAGCTTTACCAAAAACATAATTTTTCCAGTGTCCCGTATTAGTTGCTACGGGTACAAGCGCAAGGACTTCTGATTTGTATTCTCTGTTTGCCGCCTCACACCTTTTAAGCCATTGTTTAATTGATGTACCTCGTTCTTTATCAATCCCATATGGTGGATTTATGTAGATAGTAGGAAAATTCCAACTCTCCCTGAGCCCGTCATGCTTTGGAAGTTGATATTCATTTTTCGCATGTACAATGGAGTATTCATTAGAACAGGGGTCAAGGTCAATGTTCCCCCCGAAGAACTCACGCACAGCATTAACGTACTTTTCGGGAGTACCCCATTCTTGGCTTAGTGTTTTTAATGTACGACCTGCTGTCATGCGTGGATCTCCTGCCATTGCTTGCTTTTCAACGTTTCAATCTCTTCTTTAAGGACGGCAAGACGTTTATTAACTGGTGTGATAATGGTAAACCATCCCTCAATTACATCCCTATGAGAGTTAAAATAGGATTGTAGCGCGGCGTCGGCCGCTCCGTGCGGGGCTCGGGGTGGATCAGGTCGAACGGAGTACCGCAGTAACCACAGCAGGCATTTATCTCCCACCCCGCGCGGTTGATAGCAGCCAGCTCAGTCATTGATCAACTCCTTCCTCGCCTCCCCGATTCTACTGAGCGAATAACCGAGGTTCATCATCTCCGTCGGTGACAACACGATGCTCGTGTGGCCGCGCCGGATCATGCCGCCGCCTCCGGGAGTCCCGATAACCTCGACGGCAGGTTCTCCCTCTTGCTGACCCCACAACTTGCGGTCAAGCTGGTGAAACGTCATGTTAATGCGCGGGTACATCTCGGTAGTGGGTCAGTTTGAATTCAAAAGACTTAAAATATCCTCGATTTCCCAAAGATGGTCAGTAACACCCGCCTTCATTGCCGGGGTCATTTTCAAGGTCTGATGGATACGGCAGAAATTGTAGTACATAAAATGAAGGCTTACCGCGCACCAAAGGTTTTCAACCTTCTTAGAAAAGGCGTTTGTCAGTCTCGTAAAGCGTCTCATGTTCATACGCATTGTTAGATTCTGTCTCTCAACATAACTCGTTGAAACTTTCGCCCGATCAGGATTTCCGTTGATCGTATGCTTTTCGGCTCCAATACATTGAGCTGGGCTATATCTCTTTTCGGCTTCGGGAGGCGTACCATATATCTTGACGAGTTGGCTAAAATCCACTTCTGACCCGAAAGCATCTTCAACGGCTACCAAATACATCCCGTGACCATCTGTAGTAAGCTGTACTCTATTCGCCATTCTTGCGGCGAGGTCCTTCATAAATAGTGTCGCGTTCTCTGCATCACGCCTGCCAATGTGCCAAGTGGGGATGAGCTTAGAATCCGCACAAATGGCGGTGAACGTCCAGACATCGCCGTACCCAAAATGACCTTTCTTATCTTCGGGAACGTTTTTCTCTTTCGCGTAGCAGAAGGCCCAAATCTCGTCACACTGGATATGCTTGCAGGGGAGATCAACGAATACCTTGTCCTGGTATTCCGTGCAGACTTTCCCGAGATCAACAAGTAGCTTGACCACCGTGTTCTTTGCTACGCCCGTCATGCGGCAAGTGGCGCGGATGGAGTTACCCTCCACCAATGCCGCGACTACCTGTTTTCTCTTTTCGGGTTTTAAAGTATTCATACTATCTATTATACATGACCGCTCAAGCATGTCAAGCTTTTTCTTTCCTTTTGCCCATTTTCGTAGTATTTTCTTTTGATTGCATTTTTTTCTTGACGCCATTGTCCTATTCTGCTAATATTATTAGCATAGAAGGACAATAGTTGCAAGGAGAATTTAATGTTAGAAATCCGCAAAGCAAATTAAGCAACATTAAATCTGTAACGGAAACGGTACCTACTTTTGAATCAGAGGATTTAGAAATCTTTCTGGATGCGGAAATAGAAGTTAAAGTGGATAACAAAAAATGATTAATGGTGATAGGGTAAGACAGGCCCGAGAATTTAGGGGACTAACGCAAATCGAACTTGCAAAGAAGATTGGTGTTCATCAATCAGAGATTGTGCAAATCGAACTGGGAAGAATTACACCCGGTGATGAAATCCTACAAAAGATAACCTTTCAAGTTGGGTTTCCACCAGCATTTTTTAAACAACCGACATCGGTAGAATTCCCGCTTGGGTCCCTTTTGTATCGTGCGAGAGCCGCAATTACTAAAAAGGAGCGTAGTAGAGTATATCAATATAGCCGTATCTTCTATGAAGTTGTCAGCCATCTTGAAAGAAATACTCGTAGTAAGATTCAAAATCGTCTACCACGAATTGATGATATACCCGAAGATGCGGCAATCCAAACAAGATCGGCATTTGGCTTATCGCCAGATACTCCTATTAATAATTTAGTAAGTACCATTGAAAAGAATGGTGTTTTAGTAATTGCGTTACCTACTGACATAAATAAAATTGATGCGTTTTCCGTATGGGTTGGAGATGAGCCAAAACGTCCGATAATAATTCTTACTAATGGTTTTGCCCCGGGAGATAGACTTCGTTTTAGTATGGCGTATGAACTTGGTCATTTAGTATTACATCAAGCTATGAATGGAGATATTAAGAAGGTAGAGAAGGAGGCTAATAATTTCGCCAGTGAATTTCTCCTGCCTAAAGAAGCGATGCTCAAAGAATTAGATCGTCCTGTAAATATGAATAATATTATTGATATGAAAAAACGTTGGAGGGTATCTATCCAGGCGATTATGATGAGGGCGCGAGAGTTAGAGGTAATAACGCAAAGACAATACAAGTATCTGATTTATCAATTAAATAAGTATGATTGGAGAACAAAAGAACCGATAGAAATACCAATCGAAAAACCCCGTCTTGTCGGACAAGTTGCGGAATTAAAATATGGTACACCAATAGACTATAGAAAGATAGCGACACATACAAATCTTCCAGTTCAATTGATTCGAGATACAATCGAAGCACACGCTATTAAAAGTACTATTTCTGGAAATAATAAACCAGAAGGTGATAATAAGGTAATTACAATAACAGAAAAAGAAACTTAATCATTATCCTTATGCCATCTTTTTATGGCGGCGTTTTGCGCGATTTCTTTTCTACGTTTTGCGGTTAATTTTTCTGCTCTGGCCTTACCGCCCTTCAATCCACCTAATCTTCCAAGGGCCACGGCAGCTGCATTCTTCTCTCTTACTGGCGATGCTTCTTCGACGGGCTTCTCTTCTGTCGTCTGATCAGTAATGAATTTGGCAAGCTGATTAATGTCGGTTGGTGTTTTCTTCTTTGTCATGGCTTATTGTAGCATGACCGGTCAAGCATGGCAAGAAGAAAAACAAAAAATCTTTATTGGTATTTTATAATTGTATATAATATATTTTCTTGCAAATTCGTTTATGTGTAGTATTATTAATTAATATTATATAATATTGAATCATATTTAAACCTTTTTGGAGATATGCAAAATGTCGAACGAAACCCTCGAAAAGAACGTAAAAGACCTCGAAAGAACTACCAAGGAATTAGTGGGGGCCGTCCAACAATTGAATCGCCACCTCCACGAAATTTTGAAGAGAATGGGTGCTATTAGTTCAGACCCACCGACGAAGGTTTACAGGTAATATACATATTTTTAAAAGGAGAAACTAAAATGGCTAACATAGGAGATCGTTTCGAAGTTGGTACTACCGCTTCCGAGACAGGTAGATATAAACATTCTGCTTGCACAAACACGATAATTCTTAATAGGGGAAACAGAGTCCCTCCGTGTTCAATGGGAGGCTGTCCAAATCAGGGAGCATACTGGATTCTAAAAGAAAAGCTCACTTAGGCGCAACTTTCATTTTCCCATTAATGCAACTGGCTATCTCGCAATCTGCATAACCGAAGAGTTTTCCGGCGATCCAAATATCAAAGTCATTCGCAATTTCATTTTCCGAAACAGATTGCAGATGGTCGATGATGCTTTTCACAAACTCGTATCTGAAGATCCAGAAACAAACGCGGCCTGGACTGGTTGACACAACGCTGGCCCTGCAACCCTCGTCTGCGACGATAGGTAGCAGTTTATCCACGTAGGTTTGATCACAGTCTATATTCGCGGCGAGCTTAGCTCCAAGCCTAACTTGTTCGCAATACGCGATAGTTTGCCCGGCCAAAAAACCTTCAATATATTTCTTAACGCCCTTACTTACCGTCAACTCGAAAAATCCTCCAAGTCAAACTGACCCACTACCAATATTTGTGCGATTCTCTTTCTGATTCTTCCTCTCACATCATCGTCCACCCCGGCAATAAAGACCATCGGTTCGTGGTTCCTGTGCGCCGCCGATAGAAGCGCAAACTCGTTGGCCACGGCGCGGGTTATATCCAGTTCCCGTGCGATCCGGTTAAGGGGATGATCCCCGATAAGTTCCAACATCCGAAAGCACGCTGCTGCCACCTCGAGGATGTCCTGACGAACCGACTCGTCGTCTTGGATTTTGTCGTCCAGATTTGATAGCGTCCCGACGAGTGTGGCCATGTCGAGGCGGATGCCGCTCACTCGCGTGAAGCCCGCTTCACGCGAAGTCCTATAGTATCCACGCCTCCGGGTCTACGTGGATCCCTTCCACAATGATCTCGTAATGGACGTGCGGGCCAGTCGAGATCCCGGTGGACCCCATGGTACCCACGACGTCCCCGCGGCGCACCCTGTCTCCCTCGGCCACGAAGACCGCCCCCAGGTGGGCCACCATGGTCCGGACCCTGGGCGAGTGCTCAATGACCACCACGTTGCCGTAGCCGGAATAACGCCGGCCGCCGCCGGCAAACACCACCACCCCGCCGCCAACGGCGCAGACCGGCGTCCCCTCGGCGTTGGCGATATCCAGCCCGGAGTGAAACGACCGACACCGCCAGACCGGGTGGACCCGGGAACCGAATCTACTGGATATCCTGCCGGGCGCCGGGGCGATGGAGGGGACGCTGCCGAGGTCCACCGCCCGGGCAAGCTCCCGCACAGCCTCCCGGGAGCGCGCCAGGTCGAGGATCAGGTCGATCGTCTCAAACGTCCGCGACCCCAGCAGGGCAGGGGAGAGAAGGAGGATAAGGATGAGGCGTTTCATCTCAATTCTGTTTCCATTCGTCAAGGGTTACAAGATCGACACGTTCCGAGTAATATCCGTTGGAGCATCCAAACCAACGAATAGTTACGCTGCCCTTAATCGTGGAAATCTTATAGAATGTCCACGTCCAACTCTCAGCATATTTATCAGGTTTCCATCCTTCTGGCCCAATATCGCCTGAGATTTCTTCGGCCTCAATGATGGGAGTCCCTATCAGGTCGGCTATATCTCCGGCGATATCCTCGACCGTTACGTGTTCGGAACACTCTTGATTGTGAAAAAGGACATATTGTTCTTTGTCGTCGACGACGAAAACCATTTTGTCGTCTCCGGTAGTACCTTCAATAGAACGCAACGTCTTGCCGTTAAGAATCTCAAAATCAAGTATTTCCATATCGTTTCTCCTTTTCTCTGGCCGGGGCCTCGTTCGTCCCGAACGGGGTGGCCTGTCGCTCACTCGCGCCCCCGATTTGCGCGAAAGGTTCTACTCCTCCCCCACGTATTTTTTCAACAGCCCCTTGATCTCTTCGTTCTCGGCCGTTGCGTCCTGGAGGTATTGCTGGAGCACCCGGTTTTCTACCCGCAGCCGGGCGTTTTCGGCATAAACGTTGGCTATCCGCTCCACTATGGCGTCGTACCGGACGTCCTTGGCCACGATCATTAAGGTGGGCCGCCCCACCAGACCGACCCAGACGGTCACGGCGATCAGAGCCGCGGCCCACCAGAAGTTTCGGTGGATCAGCCAGCCCCTGGACGACAGGATCCGCTCCAGCCGCGTGTTTTCGGCCACTTCGACGATCCACCGGCGGTGCATGGCGCTCAGGGCGTTCGTGAGGTCGTACATGGCGCCCGCGCGCCGGCGCAGCACGGCGGTGGCGGCGGCGGCCTGCTCGTCGGTGGCCTGCCGCGTCCCCTTGATTTTGTGGATCAGGTCGTCGTACGACGGGAACCGCTGGTGCGGCAACAGCATACAGTTGACCACAAACAGCAGCTCCTTGACGCTCCGGGCCTCCCAGGACGGGTCATAGCCGGTCAAATCCGGGTCCGGGGCCCGCGGCGGGTTGCGGAAAATTGCCCCGACGCAACTTTTGGCAAGTTCTCTGACGGTCATACTGGAATCCCCAACGTTTCGCTCCAATCCTTTGAGAGCGGAAAGTAGAATCGTATCCCTTTGCCCTTAGCCTGGGCGTAACGGATCTCCGAGAGCGTTGATTTCCCTATGTAGTTGTCTTTGTTTATCACGAGGATTTCGTTGGCGATGTCTATTTTGTGCTTGTGGAGGACGTCAAGGGCCTCTTTTTGGTCCTCTGTGATGCCAAGGTGGTCATGATGGTCGAACCCGCCGACCGATAACACCACCCGGCCGGCCAGTGTCTCCTCGAGGACCGCCTTTTCCCATTCCGGTTTGAACTTTGTTGAGCCGCAGACGCAAACGATGGGGACCTTCTTGCGTAATCGCCATTCATAATGTTCCCGATTGCACCGCTTGTGAATGCCGGCGCGCCATTGATCGCGCTCGAGTTGGAGACCCTTGAGCCGCTTATACTGACAAAAAAGAAACCGGAATGCCCGCATTAAACCGAGTTGCCCATGTGGCGAAAGGACCGGTTCTTTTCCCTGGTCTTCGCATTCCTTGAGATATTCGAGAATTTTTTCGTAGATCATTTCAACCCCATGGAAATCTGTTTTTCATCACAGTGGCACGCCTTTAAGAGCGTCTTGACTTCCGCCGATGGGACTCGTTCTATCGTCAGGCCGTTACGTATCCATTCGGCGACGTCCTTGGCCGTCTCTTTCCGACATTCCGGAATATCCACAACGGCCCCCACGACGCACCCGCAGGATTTAACGGCTATGTAGGCCATGTGTTCGGTCATGTTTTTTCGACTTCTGTCACAACGACACTAACCGTTACATTGCCGTCTCCCAGAGACTCGAATACCGGTTTAATCCGTTCGCTGAATTCCTTCGTTACCTCTGCAATCGGCCTGAGTATCCGTTCGTCGAGTATAGGAGGCCCAAAGTTTCCGAAATGGACGTAGACCATCTTCATCGGGTCAAACCGTCCCCGGTAGATACTCTTTGGTAAAGATGGTGTTCATTCTTTCCTCCATACAGGGGATAGGTTCTCCCATCGCTCACATATCTCCCGCAACCTCCGCACCTCTGCGAGGAGGGCGGGGATGTCGGTTTTGAGTAATTGCGATACACCATATTCAGAGCATAGAAATAGTGCATCTTGACGCCTTTCTTCAACGGCCCTTAATTCATCTTCGGTCATCATTGGCCTCCGTAATAGTCGTCAAGGATGCCGTTTACCCCATACACCGTGTCCTTGAAGTTGGAAATGGTGTATGGGTCTATGTGTGATACCGTTCGTATCTCCCCTAACGCTTTCTCGGCACGGGTGGCGCGATTAAGGAGAGCCGTGATACATTCCGCTCGATCATTCCATAACAATGTTGAGTATTCGGAGCTACTTTCCTTAGAATTGTTCCGAAAAACCTTTATCAGTTCTTCCGGTGTCATTTTGTGTCCTCCTCGTTGAGGATGGCCCTGATGTCGTCGAGGATGTCGTGCGGATTCCCCCCGATCGTTGATACCCCGCAGAAGTCGCACATCTTCTCTACGGGCAACTCCTCCCGCACCCTATCGATGATAGCGAGGAGGACGTCGATATCGATGACGAGTTGTGGGTAATCGTAGTTTATACCCATTGCGGACACAAGCTTGTCGTGTAGGGTCTTGTGCTCCTCATTCCTCTTTCTTATTTCTTCTATCATGGCTTCTCCTTTACGTATCTCCTCGCCGCTTCACGGATGGCAGCGTTTAAAGAACCGGCACGTGCCTTTACCCCTTGTTCATAATGCGCATTACCCACGTAGCGTTCCGTGTGGACAAATGTAGAGGTAAGTATTGTCTCGTGAACAACTCTGTACCCCGCCTTGTGGAATGCCCTCAGTATGGCCATAGAGCCTTCGTCGGAAAAGAGCCAATCGATAAACTCTTTCCACATCCCGTAAGCTTTGTTGTCACAAAACCATTCGTATTGGTTATGCTCTAACGCGTCCTTCGTCACTATAAAGCCAAGCCACTCTGCTACTCTCTTATCTATGTCCATGTTATCCCTCGTCAATAATTGACTGTATCTGTTTACGCACGTATTCAGGACCGGGAGCCCACTCTACACCATCGGGCAAGGTTATCAATTCTCGTATCCTGTCCAGACTCCCCGTAGGCATCACGGAGGGCTTCGCCAACAGTGTCCTCAGTATCGCGGCCATGCCGGAGTCGGTCTGTAATTTTAGTTTCATATCTGACCGCGTATCATTAACGTACTGGGGGAGTTTGATCGTGTCGAGGTCTATCCCCGCGAACTCCGCTACCGCCCGTAGGTCTTTATCGTTCAACATATGGGCCTCCTCTACTGCCAGCCGCGCTTTTCGCGTATTTATAACCCGCGTCGTAGCCGTCCCGGAAACTCTCGACAAGCGCACCCTCCGCCTTCTCTGCCTTCTCCTTCCACGAGTCGGCCAGTTCTTCGTGCATCTTGCAACCGTCGCGCATGATCTCGTAGGCGTGATAATTTTCATTCGCTTGTTTCACCGCTTCATCCCGCTCCCGTTCGAGTTCGGTAATGCGGGATATTGCCTCATCGAGTAGGTGGTGTTTTGTTGAATTTGTGGTGTTACGCTCCACCAGTGCATTTCTGAGCACGTCTCTAAACTCCACCGCCAGGGGAATAGACAGCACTATTTTGTCGTTATTATTTTTTACGGCATCGTCGAATAGGCTATATATTTTATCTAAGTCCATCATTCTCACTCCTTGTTAGTAGGGGGGTGCGGTTGTCCTAAAACGCAAGGGGGAATGCTTCAAAATGACCGTTTTCGAGACAATGGCACGCTGCCGCGAGCGGCAACAAGAACAAAATCACAACGGCAATAAACAGGATTCCCCAAAACCAGTCCTCGATAAACCTCAACCCCTTTCGTCGCCAATCGGCTACTCGCCACGCTATAGTCCTGCACCACCACCATTGAAAAGAATTCATCTTCTCATTTCTCCTTTATGACCTTGATAATTGCTTCGGCATGATCGTGCAATTCACCCACGGTTTTAGACTGCAACATTCCATGCGCCGATTCCCGTATCTCCCCTATCACCTTCTTGGCGGAGGCGAGTTCGGCGCGGGCGGTGCGGAGGTCGTCAAATATCTCTTTTAGCTGAGTGCGGAATTTATATGGGTCTACACCGTGATTGGCAACGGCGTATTCAATCGCCATTTCACAGTTAAATAGTTTATCTTCCAGGTCTAAGTCAAACGGTCTATCCATCACTCCCTCCGTTACATGGTATTTCCCATCCGAGTTCTTTAAGCAGTGCGTTAGCAAAATCCCTTTACACCTCTGCCTCGTCTGCTCGTTTGGTCTCGGCGGCAAGGCGGGATCGGAGGTCGGAGATTGTTCTGTCTTTTTCGTCAAGGATTTCTTTTGTATTGGCCCGGCTCGCTGCCAGGCCAGCATCAAAGCCACGTGTAAATTCGTTGGGCCTCATAATCTCTCTCCTTTAAAGGGTGTGGGCTGGTACGCTCGCCAACAGTTTACACCGCATGAGAGCTGTCCTTTTCGCACCACATCTCACGCCAGTTCCCACACCCTATTCGGTTACTTCGTCCTTTGTATACTCGCCTAAATATTCTATGGAGAATGATTCGACTTCTCCGCACTTAACGCAATAAAGTTCTATCCCTGAAAAGTTCCTCAAGCCGAACAATCCCAGATGGTGCGATTCTGGGCCAGTAATGAGAACATTGAAATCTGCACACCCACATTTCTTACAGATACGTCTCATCGTCATCCTCTACTTATTTGTTAGGCTGGGGTGGGAGCGGCTTATCATCCCACAGGGCCGAGACATGTCGGGGTCGCGATCCCATATAATCGCTACCGTGTTAATCACAGACAGTACGGACTATGGGCACATTCCAGTACTGCCCTTCCCCCCTCCGCCGAGGCCCAGCCATAGATTACGAATCCAGATTTTCTCCCAAAATGATCTTGCCGAACTGTTTAGCCGTTGTCTCTTCATCCTTCATGCCGCAAGCGAAACAAATATTTTCACCGTTGGGGCCGTAAGGACGCAACTCGGCCGTTTTTCCACAAAGCTCGCAGCGTCTACGCGGCATCTTTTCGACAACAATCACTCTGTTGCCGGCACTGTCTTTGATAGCATAAGTCATCTCGGCCACCCCCGTATCATCTCCCCCGTCCAGTAGGGACGGATGGAGTTCTTCATAAACACCGGGATCCCCCGCGCCCGGCATTGCGCCACGGCATCGGCTATCCACCGGGGGTCGGGTGCGTACTTCTTTGCCCCCGGCCCAGTCATGGCGCCGAGGATGAGCCAGTCGGGAAAGGCGAAGTCAAAGAAATCAAATGACCCGAGGATCGGTTCGTAGGACATGAACTTGATATTTTTAGAATCCTGCCTTCTGAGTCCGAGGTATTTCTGGTAATCGATCTGCCCCGTCACCGTCACCCCGAGCCAGCAGTTCGGCGGGAAGTCGAACTCGGCATATCGCCGGGGGTTCTTGGTTAGGAAGATGAAGGTCCTGGGACAGGATTGTTTTACCCGACCGTCTCTATCGACAACGTAGTGTGCATAATGCTCGTCTTGGAATCTCGCTTTATCGATGACGTCCTGTATCCATTCTTTCGGAACCCAATCACCGAAAAGATCGCACATCGATCCAACAAATATTTGTTTCTTCCCCTTGAGATGATCTACTTCATTCAACCGTTCCGGGTGAAACGTCGGCCTGAATGGGTCGGCCGGGTCGAGGCCCCACTTCCCGGCAAACCGCACGCACATCCGGCGGGCGTAGCAGTAGGAGCAGTTATGACGGCAGCCGGTAACTGGATTCCAGGTGTAGCCGGCGGTCCCGTCGGGGTTACGAACCCACTCTATCTTCGTTCGATTCATTGTCCTCTTCCTTGTGGTGTACCGGCTCGGGCCGGGCTGGGTAGTACACCAGCTCCTTCGGGTGATACCGGCCTGACCGCTTTTCGCCGTCCAGCCGGACGTACACGTACCCGCCCCGGGCGCAGGTGATTGTGCCATATGCGCCATTAACTGTCCGGACGCGCCCGAAACGCCGCAGGATGATGCCGTAGCGGTAGCGGACGTACCAGAAAGGTGTCAGGTGTTTGAGGCCGTGTTCCTTGAGGAAGCGTGAGATAGCGCTCATCGGATCAACCCTCATATTTTTCGTTTGCGGGGGGTTTGCTGGGGTCATTGTAGGTCCGCCAGCTATCGATGAGATAAAATCCGCCGTACCGAGTAGCATTCCATACCGAATCACCGGCTGAAAACGACGTTATCCCGGTATCGTAAAATTCCTTCCAGTTTCCAAGCCATTTCCCGCATCGGGGGCATTGTGGCCGAAATCGCTTGACCTTCATCATAACGTACCGGCTATGGAAAATATCCTTTTCTCTGTCCGGTTTACGGTAGCATTTCTGGACTATATACACCGGAGCAAGATGTCCGTCTTCGGCACAGGCCGTTTTTGAAGAACGGAATAGCTTATGCAAAAACATCTTAATTTTACTCATTTCCTTAAATCCTCCAACTGTCGGTCGCCTCCGATCAGGGCGGGGAGTTGCGGCACCAGGATCTCGGCAATCGTGCGGCCGTCGGGCATAACGATAAACGGCAAAAACTCCTGGTCGAACGTTGTGATGTTGGATTCAACCGCCTCAAGCTTGGCCTTAATCACCAGCGTCACCGCCCGCCACATCCGGCGCTCTTCCTTTTCGTATTCTTCTTGCACCGTGCGCTCCGAGCGCTCCCTGCCGGTCGGCGTTTCGGTAAAGCGCCGGTCTGTCCGATCCGGCCGCGGGAAACTGTTGCGCCGTGCTATTATTATCGAATCCAAGCGTTCCCATTGTTCACGTTCTCCCGGCCAGAGTCTCACGCGCAGCGTGAGGTGGCCACGTGTTCACCCGATCAAAGCCCACTTTGATCGGAATCCTAAAATGGTATATCATCCTCATCCGGCGCGGACGTGCCCTTGCTGTGCGGCGGCGCATCGGCCTCTCCGGGCCCCTGGGGCCGGTTGCCGGCGGATCCAAGCATGACCATGTTGGAAAGGACGACCTCCGTGGTGGAGCGCTTTACGCCGTCCCGGTCGGTCCATTCCCTGGTCTGGAGCTTCCCCTCCACATAGACCTGCTTGCCCTTGGAAAGATATTCGCCGCAGACCTCGCCCAGCCGCCGCCACGCCACGCACCGGTGCCATTCGGTGCGCTCTTCTTTCTTCCCGGAGTTCTTGTCCGTCCATTTTTCGGACGTGGCGATCGAGAACGTGGCGACGGCATCGCCGTGGTCAAGATACCTGACCTCGGGATCGGCGCCGAGCCGGCCGATCAGCATTACTTTATTGAGGCTCATGAGCATTCTCCTGTTCGGCGCAACGGTTTATTCCCATCGCCAATAAATATTGCTTGAACGATATTTCTTTTGGTGAATTGCGCCGTTGTTGTTCTATGCCTCCCGGCAGATGCGTATCACAATAGGCTTTTACAAGCGTAATGGCCATATAACCATAAAATTTGATATACCGGCTTGCGGTCTCATAACATCCTGTGTGTGCACAAATATATGAATTGCGCTTTCTGAGATTTAGTTTTTTATGCACGTTACATAGAGCAACTCCACGCTTTTCTATAATTGCGTTTTTAAAGCATCCGGGAAAAAAACACCACAACGCGTGTTCAGAACAAGAATTTGGGAACATAGTGCCCCGATAGGTAACTGGATTATTACACCCAACTACCATACAATGATCAGTGTGATTCTTAGGCATATCAATCTGATCCATGCTTTTCCTCCGTCATTCCGAGCCGCACCTTCCAATAATCTTTCAGTCCTCCGGGAGGCAGGGGTGGCAGTTCAGGGTTCAGCGGCTCGCCCCGGATGATACCCTGCTCGATTAATGCGCTTTTCATAGCACACCCTCGTCTATCGACGAGATAGGCCGCCACTTCTTCGGCAGCATCTTCTCCACATGCGCAGCCGAATGTTCTGGATGCGTCAACTGCCTGTCTCACCGGGCAGGAATAGTCTTCTCCGAGGCATTCTCTGCATTGTTCTTTATCCATCCCCTTCCTCCAGCTCGCCGGCTCCCGCCAGGTCCTCGGTGATAATATACCCGAGGCCCATGAGGACCAGTACGGCGCCCAGGACGACGATCATGGCGATCCCGACGATGATCCAGAATGTGTTCATAAACAAGTCCTCGTTATAAACCGATGATACATCACAATACTTCCGGCAACCGCGACGTTGTATGATTCCACGCCGGAAGTTTCTACCGCTATGACTCGGTTGCATCGATCTAAAATTTGCTGTGGCAGACCTGAATCCTCAGCGCCCATCAGATAGATAGCCCGATCCGGGTGAGCACAGGTATGGAGAAGATCACCGCCCATTTCAACCCCAATGAGAACCGCGTCCTGGGGCCGATGTGTATTGAAGTCCTCAAAATCGACGTAATGTCGCAACGGAATATGGCGCCATGCCTTGACGGTATCCCCCGCCTGCCTCTTGTAGCGTCTACCGATTGTGAAGATGCCCGCTGCTCCGAGTTGATAGGCAGAGCGCCAGAGAGTACCGACGTTGATCTCTGTTTTAGTATGATAGATGCCGATCTCGAAGTATCCGCGCATCAGTCCCTCCTCATCCCCAGTACGGCGATGTTGGCCGGGAGGGGAACGATGTCGGTCTCGTTCTCGATGTCGGTCAGGGCTCTGTCGATGCGCCGGCGGTCGTCCGCACTCATTGGGATCCCGCAGTCGGAATAGAGCCCGGCGATGAGGTCTCCCATGGTGGGCGACCCTGATTTCCGTGAAATCGGAATGATGTTACCCATAGAACCAACTCCTTTATGCGGGCACCATGAATGGAGCCCCTACGGGGGCATCACCCCACTCGGCAGGCCGAGCGGGGGCCCCGATGAATACAAAACGGGTTACAGATGTAGGGGCGGCATTAATGCCGCCCGGTGTTTCCTCGGTTGCACCTTTTTGAGCCCCTCGGTCTCGGCGAGAAGATCGACTACATAGGCATCATCGTTTTCGAGCATACGGCGCTTTACATCGATGATTATTAGGCGCCATATTCCTTGGTCCATCGACAGGAGAACGATCTGTTTACGCCTTGGGTAATATTTCTCGGTCAGGCTTTCTTCTGGAATGGTAAATCTCAAAAGATGATCAGTAATATTCTGGACTCTGGCCTTGATCTGATACTGATGTTTTATACTGGTTTGAATCGTTATGGGTTCCATCTATATCAATTCCTTCGTTGTTGGATCCACCCAACAAGATATTCCGCCACCCCATATATGCGCTATCCTGCCATGAAAAAACGTCTCACAGACAGATGCGTGATAGATGCTAATCGGGAACTCGATGTGGTCATGGGTTGGCTCATAACTCTTTGGTTCTTCACCTATATACCCAGCTATGGATCCACTGGGAAAGCAGGGGACGACCTTTAGTAATCTCACTTTTGTTTTTGGTGACGCGCATGATAAAAAATTAAACTTCATATCGTCCTCACTTCCTCATCCCACACCGCCTTTTCAAACCCCGGGTCCATCGGGGTGATCGGCGTGGTTCCGGGTGCGATCCGGCGGACCCGCATGTCACATGCCTTACACCGCCACTGCTCGGCCTCGACGACGGCCCTCGGCCCTATCATGGAGGACTCTACCCGTAGCCGGATACCGGATCGCTCCAGCCGCATCTCGCGTCCGCACCAGCAGAAGAACTGAGGAATACGAGTCATTTTTTTGTACACCTCTCCACCATCATCAGCCACCACTCGCGCTTGATGCCGGTCCCGCGTTCCAGCAGGTCGGCTATCGACGGGGTGATGGTCTCCTGGTCGTTGGCGATATCGGCGATAGCCGAGGGGTCCAGCCGCGTTTTGCGCGACAGCTCCTTGACCGCCTTCTCGTCCCGGATGCCGAGTTTTTTAAGAATGGCCGCGAAGTTCTGCCCGGGAGTGGCGTCGGTATCGGGGACGAAGTTGATCTGGGGTGGTTTACGTCTTGTCATTGCGGACATTCCTATAGGCCGGCAACAACCAGCTCAAGTTATAGACGACAAACACCAGTAGCATGATATTAATTCCCATCGCCAGAAATGATGCCGGTTCTTTCGGCGTTACCAAGAACAAGATGAAGGTTCCGATAACCCATAAAAGGCAGAGAATCATGAAGGAAAACCATATCCACCAGACAAGAAGCTCCCAGTTGAGCTTCCGGAAGAAGCCGACGGTGCGGGTTTTGATGCCCGTCGATACCTTCACGGTGAACGTATTGACGGCAAGGAATCCTTTGACGATCCTGCTAACCTCCGCTTTAAGCGGAGACCGGTCGGGTTCCCGAGTTTTTATCATGTTTTGTCCTCCGGTACGTTTAAAAGCCAGCCGACACCCTTGAGCACCTTCGACCACAGCCAGATGCCGTAGTAACGCTGGGCCTCGTAAGACAGGAGCAGCGGTATCCACCGCAGAAGCTCACAAATCAGCAAGAAGATACCGAACGGCCACATCCATATTGTCGTCCTGGGTGCGGTCGTGTAGATATCGACCCCGTCCCATTGCCCGACGTACCTGAGCTTATCGGATACCGGGCCACCGTGCTTGATGAGGACGGTTTTGGTGCTACTGTACATACGCCTCTCCCTGTCCCATCTGCGCCCACACCCGGTTCTCCCGGGTCTTGGCATAGCGGAGCGTCGTGTTGATGTTCGAGTGCCGCAGGACCGTCTGGACCACATCGATATCGACGCCCCGGTCCAGCAGCCTGGTCGCGGCGTACCGCCTAAAGGCGTGCGGGCTCACGTAGTACCGGGGCGGATATTCCCCCGGTTCGGAGATCAGCCGCTGGACCCCGGCGCGCTCGGCCGCCGCGTGGATCCCGCCCCACGCCTGATCGTAACTCATTCCCTCGAACGGCCCCGCCACCTGCCTTCGAAGCCACTCCACCAGCCCGCGGTGGACCAGTGGAATGCGCCTGATCTTTCCGCCCTTTCCCCGGACCTTCATCGCCGGCCGGCGCCGGCCGTCTTCGATGCGGTCGAGCTCAAAGTCGCCGGCCTGTGCCCCGAGGGCCTCGGAGATACGGACGCCGGTGAGCGCCAGGAAGTTGATGAGGTTCCTGATACGGGGCGAGGCGTGGCGCTTGATCAGCTCGAACTCGACGTCGGTAACCGCCGGGTACTCCCGGGCGGCGGGCAGCGAGATCTTGAACCGATCACCCAGCGGCCTGCCCAGCCAGCGGTAATAGTTTTTGAGGGCCACCGCCGCAACGTACCGCCAGGAGCCGTTGCCCCTGATACGGTTGAGGAAGCCCTCGATCTCGTCCTCGGTGGCCGTGTTGATGTCGCCGGGGTAGACGTCCCGCCACCGAAGGAGGACCGTGCCGTAGACCTTGATGGTGCTTGCCCTCAGCGGCCGGGGCATCTTCCGCTGCCGGAGGTGGTCGATGAACTCGGGGACGTGTTTATGCACCGCCGGACTCCTGCTTTTTGTGCGGCCGTTTCTTGTTGGCGACGAGGGTCGCTAACCGGAAGATTAACTCTTGCTCGACCCGCAATATCTCTTTCGATGTGTTTTTGAATCCCACCGATTCCTTATCAAACACTCGTTCCAGGTTTTCACATAAGAACTCGCTCCTGGTTTTACCCCATGCGTTGAATTCGTCGGAAAGAAACACGACCATTCCGAAACGACTGGCCCGCAGATGCAATGCACCGGAGGCAAGGCGGAGGCGGAAGAAGTTGTTGCCATATATATAAATATTCGTGTGATCTCCCCACTCGCAGCCCGCCACGTATTTTCTGTCGGCGAGTTTACCGATGATCTGCACGGCCTTACAAAGCACCACCATAACCAGCGACGCCAGCCACTGAAACATCTTTTTCATGTCTTACCTCTCCTTATTTCGTTATTATCAAGGGCTTCAAATCCTCCGGCCATGCCGGCATCCAAAGGCGGCCCCACCATGTATCATAAAATTCTCGGTTGACACCATAAAGATGGTTGTAGCGGTCTATCCTGGTGACCATCTCAGCCATCCGCTCGCTCTTGGCCTTGCCGATCCCGATTTCGGCCGCATTGATCATTTCGTTTTCTGAGATCGCATAGGTTATGTCCCCAGTATCGTCAACGGTCTTTTTGTAGGCCGGCAACGAATACAGGATGCCGTGCATCTCTCCATACTCGGAGGTCGTGCCGAAGAAAAAACCAAAAGAAATGACGGCGAAAAAAGCCCACACTAACACCGCGATCGCAACCCATAGCCAGCTTTCCTCAGCGTAACGAACCAGGATGGCGATCGTCACGCAAAGAACAACACCGGAAATTAAAATCCACCACATATCGTTTACTCCTTAATGTGTTTTCTCATTAGATCAGCCGCCACCTTCTTATTGTTGGAAATGCCGGAGTTGTTTCATCGGCCACCCATGTGTACGGGACTGTCCGTATTTCTTCCAGCCCCTCGATCTCCCGGTCCAGCTCCCGCTCCCGGCGCTGCCGGAAAAACTCGGCCTCTACGTGCAGGTCCATCGCCTCCCGGCCGTAGTGGACCAGCAACTGCTCCTTGATGGCGGGCTTGCCCTCCAGAAACGCCGCGATCATCGCCACGGCATCCTCGTCATCGGTCCTGCCGAACCGCGCCGATACCCGAGCGTCGTAGTTTCCTTCCGGCATGGAAAGCACCAGAAACGACCGGCCCTCTGCCCGGTAGCATTCGGCCAGGCAGTCGAGGGCGGCCTGGGTGGGGACTCCGGACTTGCCGGGCTCCCCGGATACCCCGTCGAAATTAAGTTCACCAACGGGCGCGCCGTTGATGGCGATGTGGATCTTCTCCCGCGCCTCGTCGAATTCCTCCCTGGTTATCTCGTGTTTGACGTACCGTTTAAACGCCAGAATCATCTCGGATACAAGATATTGTCTGCGTCGGCTCATCGTTTTCCCTCCAGCCAGGTTTTGATTATTCGCGCGGCCTCGACCTGACCCATTGCCGCCGCCCACCCGGCCGCCTCCGAATCGATTGGCGCCTTGATCTCGTTGAGATATCGCAGGCAGTCGATGTGACCGTTTATCGCCGCCCGGGTGGCCGCCCACTCATTGATCGGCGCTCCGATCTCGTTGAGATACCGCAGGCAGTCGAGGTAACCGTTTTCCGCCGCCCAGGTGGCCGCGTTTGGGTGAAGCAGCGCACCCTCACGAACGAGCCGTTTCAGCACCGCCGGCGTGATACGCCGTCGCCGACCGAGGATCAGTCGGTGGGCCTTGTACTTAACCGGGCCGTCCTCCGTCCACACCGGTTCACCCTCGGGCAGGGTAACGGTGCGGATCCAGTATGCCCCTCCCTCCGGATACGAGAGGCACGCCAGGATTTCCGAGGAGACAAAGTAGATTCCGCCCTCCTGGCAGCGGCCGGAGGGGTTCCACTGCCACGGGTCAACGTTCAGCCCATCGACCAGCCGCAGCCCGTAGTGAACCTCGGATTTGTTCGTTAGCTTGTAATAATTCATTGATCTTCTCCCTCTATTATTATCGTATCATATATTCAGTTAATCCGGTCATGTGTGCAGCGTTTTTTTGAAAAAAATCAAATCCAGATACATGCCGCCGCCCAAAACTCGGCGCCGGAGCGGATTAAATGGGTATAGGCCCCGCCGATCTCGCCCACCGGCCACCAGCCGGAGGCGTTGAGCGCTGCAATCTCGCCCCCGGATACCGCTTGTCCAACGAACCGAAGCCGGATACCCCGGCCCTCCCGCGTGTCGAAGTCCACCCGCCGGGCCCGGATGATCGTCAGGGTCAGGACATCGGACCTGAGATAATCGGCAATAATGTCGTCCTTTGTCATATGTCACCGTTCTCCATAAGGAGGGGGAGGGGACCGAGGGGGATACCGGCGGGGGAACCGGTCCGGCCCCCTCCCCATCAGGAGGCTACTTTTTTTCTACCATGACCTCGCGGGCCGCCTTTTCGCGGAGCAGGAAGTTCTCGGTCGATACGTTGTTCGCCAGGACCAGCAGCGCGCACATCCCGGCATACTGATCCCACCAGGCGCAGCCGGATTGATCGCACATCATGTTATTTAATCCCTCACAGGTGCGAATTTCTGGATCGGGATTAGCCAACATCCCCGCCTTGTAAATCGGACAAATAGCCATAGATACCTCCGTTAAAACATCTCCCTCTGCCGCCGAAACAGCGGCAACTCGTCAATTGGTTTTGTCTTTGCCCTGATCTTCTCCCGCCACGTCCACTCGGCCTCGGCCTTCTCAACAGAGCGGTCCCGCTGGGGTTTCTCGGAAAATAGACGGGGCTCCTGGGCGTTAGTTTTCTTGCCCTCACCGGGGCCCCCATGCGACCTGTCGCATGGGGTGGTCATCCCCGCATCCTCGGCCTCCAGCCGGCACCCGGCGCACAACTGCGCTCCCCGGTGGTCCCGGGGCAGGGGGACGTGACATTCAGTACAGCGTTTCATCGGATACCCCCCGCCTGTAGTTCTTCTTTCGAATTTCCGTGTTTATCGACAACGATAGTTCCATCATAATATGCGATACGATATTGCTCTTTTAGATATGCTTTACACCCACAACATCTAAAATACACTGCAATCGTATTGTCGTTGATTTCCGTCTTTTTCTGATCTAAAACATCATTGTCGCAAATTGGGCAAAGTCCTTGAGTATAGGACACCCTCGATATCTGTCGGGGATAAGGCTCAAAAGTTCTATTGATTATTGCCTCTTCGGTTAATCCATCGCATTCATAGTGTCCTTCTGGCACGTCATAGATCAACGTACCGTCCTGGTAACGATCTCGTTTTCTCGTGGCATTGTCTGTCATTACTTGAGGCATATATTCCTGCCGCCAGTATTCGTTTGTTCTGTTAAGATAGTTGAAAAACCTATAACACTGTCTTTTAGTACCCTTGAACCACCGAAAATGCGTACTCCCTGGTAAATTTGCTGTTGCAATCATAATAACCCTCCTATTTGAGAAAACTTTTTAGACTGGGCAATGACCAAAAAAGCCACACCTTGATCTTTCTAATAAAATACCAAAATCTATTGCCGTGATACTTCGCAATCCATTCGGGATTTTTTCTCCAGGAAATACAGCCCGACCTTCTCCATTCATCGACATATGTTGGAACGTCTCTGAGTATTTCCTCGCGTTGTCTCGGAGACAGGAAGCGTTTATTGTATGGTCCTTCATCATAAACATAATAGAGAGAGAGCGCATAAGACTGGGGATCGCTCAAATATACGTCACCCATCTTTGGATCTGTAGAGTTCGGACATAGAGCAATCCATTCTCCATCTATTTTGCGAAGTATTTTTGCCATAATCATCCCCCGTTATGTTAATAAGGATGAGAAATAAACTTTGACCATGCTTCGGATTCTATTTGATCTGCAAGTTTAAGCCGCTTCTTTATCCCTCGCCCGTTTCTTGACCACAGCGGTCAATTCCGGGTCCAGATACCATTTATCCCACCGGGCCAGCGTCGCTTGGTCTTCCCGCACTTGCGCCAGGATACCGTCCGGGTCCGCAACTTCCACTCCCCCGGCCCGCGCCACGTCCGGGCGCTTTGCCGCGCTCCGCACCGCCGTGATTCGTTCCGATATCTCGGAACGGATGGCCCGGACGATCCGGGTGTACCGGTCGGCCTCGATGATCGCGCTGTCGTCAAAGCCGAATAGATCTGCCGTCGCCGGGCCCCTCGGCACGACTTTGAGCGCCTCCGTATAGGCCCGCGCTTCATCGCCCTTTGCCCTCGGATTGGCCAGGCACCACCGGGCAGCCGCCGCCTGTATCGCTATGTCACCCGGCGCCGCCCCCGATACCGCCTCCGCGCATTCCCCGGATACCTTGCCGGCCCGAAAAAGCGCATACAGGTCATCCGTCGCCCATTGGCCTATGATCCAGCCCCGCCGGGCCAGCCCGGCCTTTTTGTAAAAAGACTTATCGGCCTCGGAATGCCGGAAAAACTCGGCATGGTCCAGGTCCGTGCCCTTGCCGTCCAGGATGTTCGCCTCGGCGGCCAGCCTCCGGGCGTCCTCCGATGAATAGCCCTCGATCTCCCGGACTATGAGCGCATTCAGGGCCCGGATACCGCACCGCCGCGCATGGCTCAATCGATGATGTCCGTTTGCCACCCATAAGATACCGGACAGGTCTTCATACAGCAGCAGCAGCCCGGCCGCCGCTTCGTTCCACGAACCCGTGAGCCGGGACCCCTCGGATACGCCCTGGGCGTCCACGTCGCGCTTAAATTGATACACGGCGGGATCGATACCTATCTCCGATACCGGGACCCGATACACGCGCCCGTCAATGGCCGACGCCTGGGCCAGGTATTCCCAGCCGATGCACTCCGGGCAGCGGCCCGGATGATCCAGCTCCCGCCCGCATACATCGCAACTATGTTTTTGTAATGCCAATCCGATCAAGATACGCCTCCCGGATACTGAATTTATGAAGCCGCCCACCGCGCCCGATACTCATAAATTATGTAAAATACCAACCCCCCGGATACGGGGGGGATAGGGCAGGGGCCGGAGCCCCCGCCCCTGGGGGATTACGCCGTCTTGCGCTCCGCCTTTACCTTTTCTTGGAGACGGTCATAAACTTTATCTAATCGCCGGTGAAAAGGTGAGTACGGATTAAGCTCACTCATTCGCTCGGCCACCAAGCCCATTAGAAGCTCGTCGTCCGACCATTTGATCATTTCGCGCCAATCTTTTTTCATATTTGCCCCCTGTTAGTGTTTTATATACCCCCGTGATCCTCCCGCATCCGGGGGGATCACGGGGGGACATAAAGCCCCCCCCGGATCGGTCTACGGTATGATATGCGGAAACGGCGGCGGATCGAGTCGGCAATATGCGGGCAATTCGTCCCCCGTTGTCTCTGAATAAAGATAGCGGATATCATAGACCTGTTGAAAATACGCCCCGCACGTCAAACACGTGCAATCATCCCAGCCGGTTTCGCCATCGGCGTTCCAGCCCTCAAATTCGATATTGTCCCCGCCACACCTTGGACAATGTCCCTGATTTTCAATACTGATTTTTTCCACGGTTCCCCCCTCCCGATAATTACGTTATTTCCGTTATGATCTCAATATATGCCGCCGTGCCCTCGTGTCCGCAGTCGCAGCGGTACGTATATATCCTGTTGTCATCGTCTAAGAGGTTATAGATATCGCTCCCACATTTCGCGCACCTGATCCCCTCCCGCACCGGAAACAGCCCCGCCGCTTCCCGTATCGCGTCGGCAACGGCCCCGGCGTAAGCCGCCGGAAATTCGATCCACGCCCGGCCCTCCCTCGGTTTTCCGCGCGTGATGCTTTGCCGTGTTAGTGGATCGATTCTTACCCGGCCCACCGATTTATGATTAAAATCGGTTATCACGACTCCACCAGCTTTTCCGGTTCCGTTGCGACCCAAAAAATATGTATTATGATCTGGATCGCTATACATATTTTTCTCTGGCCATGTGATTCTTTTATTCATGCTTCCCCCTGTTTTTCTCGATCCGCTTTTTTGGCCGCTTCCCTCTTTAATGCGGATCACGTTACGGCCGCCGCCGGGATCACTCCCGGCCGTCAAGGGTTTACGCTGCCGCTTCTTCTACAATGCCGTTCTGAATTAAGAAGCGGTCAAATTCTTCTTGGGTGCATCTGTTTGATTTCTGGCCGCCGTCTATCCAGTTTAGATGCTTGCCGGTGGTGGTTCCCCAATAGTTCTTGAGGACACGGAGGCCAACCCCCGGCACGCAGACGGCCACAAGCGTCTTGTATGAGAAATAATAGGTAATCTCCCGCCCGTCCGTAAATTGCAGCGCGTGAGCGCCGTAATTGTCGCTCGCGTATTCCCCATACGACCGAAACGATGGTAAGTTTTTGATTCTCATAAATCCCCCCTGTTATGTTTTACGCCTTTCGTCTATCCCCTCAGGGGGATAGACGGGAAGCGTAAAGCCTCCCGATATACTAAAACCCGCCCGGCAAATTTGCCGTCGGGACAGGGCCGCCCCATGCTAAAACGTCATGCCTGTGTTCGTAGTCGTATACTTTCCCCCACCGGGGCGACAAATAGCGGATCACGTCGTATATCTCCGCTAACGTATCGGCCCAATAGGAATGGTGCAGCATGAGGGGCGTGAATAGAGAAATGCGATATCTCGCCGCCGGTTGCCATTGTCGTTTCATGCCGCCGCCCTCCCCATGATCTCCCCGGCCCGTTTCGCCGTATCGTCGGCCAGCCCCGCCGCTATGATCACCCCGGAAATTGCCAGGGCCGCCGGGCCGAAAAACCACCGCCGGGGCAAATCCCCAGCCCGGTAGTCTTTGACCGCCTGTAAAAAAACCGCTTGCCAGATTCTGGCCGCTTTCGTGTCGTCCATAAGTCCCCCCTGTCGTGAATTGTTCCCCCGTGAGCTTCCCTGTGAAACTCCCGGAAATTTCCGATATCTCGGAAAGCTCCGGGAGGCCCGCACGGCCTCCGTGTGTTACCGACATCCACAACCATAACGCCTGTCCTCGGCGGTACACCGGCACGGTGTCCCATCGGGCGCGGTATGCCACGGATGCGTTTCTCTCGTCTCACACGCCCGCGCATATTCAACGGCGCTGTTGGCCCTGCTGATGAGCGGGCCACAGACAGATAGCACCGCCTGACGCTCATCATCGTCAGCACATAACGCTAACGCGGTTCGCTGTCGGCGTACTAGTGCCCGGTGTTGTGCTGCCAAAATCTTCGAACGTAACATATACCCCCCTCCGTTATAGCCCCTCGGCCGCAACTGCCCGCCAATCGATCCGCTCAAAAAATCCCTCATGGACGATTGACAGCACAAAAAATGTCAGACACTCCGCCCGCTCCGCCCCGGTCATTCCCGGCTCGCGTACGATCCCCCACAGCGACCGGATCACTATTTCCGTGGGTGTCTCGGCCGGGACCCGGCGCGTGTCGCGTGTTTTTGGTTTATGGGGTCTCATAACGTCCCCCAATAACATCGTTTAAAAAATCTCTGTCACGCCGCGCGTCCTCTATGGCGTCCCGTTTTGTCTGGCAATTCGGCATAGCGATGTTACGACGTACTCCATCGAGGCCAGACCTGACCGCCACCCATTTTCCGTTATCCCGGAAAATCTCATAATTTTTCATCGTATAGCGTTTCACAATATCCCCCTGTTATTGAATGCGATTATTCATTGAACCGCTCCGCCGCATCCTCGACCTGGTCGATGAGCGTGTCCCAGTTTTCGGCGGTAATAGAAAGCCCAACGTCCAAGACTTCATTAACTCTGCTGTCTGGCTGTTCGTCACGGTATGTATCACACCGCGGGCAATGATTGACAGCCGCCGGATGAATGAAGTTCTCACGACATTCACAATCCCAATACTGCTCCGTTGTCTTGATTGTCACGATTAAATCCCCCTTGTTTGTGGTGTGTCTCCCATCAATCCCTATCCCCGATAGAGATTGAGGGGGGAAACCCCCCATGATCACGCGGCCCGCTCAGAGAATGCCGGTTTATCCTCGGAAATGTCAAGGATGTCCAGGACTACCAGCCCCCGGCTGTTGGCCCATTTGGTCAGGAACCGTCCGAACGCGGCGGGCGTCAGGTTATAAACTCTGGTTTTCCCGTCTACTGTGAGTCTCACTCGGCACATCTTTAAACCCCCTATGTATTGAAATGTATTTCCTTTAAATACATTCTAACACAATAAAATACCCTGTCAAGAGAAAAATGTGTTTAAATGTGTTTTTTTTGTTTTAAATTGCATTTTGTTATTGACAGGAAAACACAAGGGGATTTATCATAAAGGCATGAGTAAAGGAGAAACGGAACGCATGGAAGCGGCTTTATCAATCAGGATCGACACGCGGTTGATCGACGCGATAGACCAGGACGCACGGGCAAGCATGCGATCACGCGCCCAAATGGTGCGGCTGATTATAACAGAACATTACAAGGCAAAAGGGATTGACGTTGACGCCCCGGCCGAACCCGCCCAGGAAGGGCAGGGATCGCCGCCGGAGGGTGACGACATCCCATTTTGACGGGCAGGGCAGGGGGGCGCACCATGCGGATCATATGTCCCCGGTGCGGGTATAGGGAAAGCATACCAGACAGACCCGAAGAGATAGAGGGAAACGCAGTATACTGCCGTGAGTGTGATCAGCTCCTTGCCAAGGTCACGCGCCCGCCCCGGAGACCCCCGCCCCCACCACCACAGACCAAGGCCCTCAGGTAGCACCACCACAAACAACCCCCCCTTATCGTATATCCCCCTATAGAGTAACGCCCTTATTACAGTACTCTGTGAGAGAGAGACAGACTCGTTAATGGGTGAACGCGGAATTATTGAGAGAGTGAACTATTCCGAATATTCGGAATAACAGAACCAACACAGCAGAACCAAGACACACCACAACACCGCATCGCCCCCCACCACCACGCCCCACAACACCACGGGCAGAACGTAATCACAATGATATAAATGTAATTAAATAAAACAACCGGCCCAGGCCTTCCCCTGCCCCATGCCAGGCTCCTACCGCCGCCCCCATCTGATTACAAATAAATTAGCATGATGCATTTGTAATCAGATCGATTACAATGAGTGCAGAACACACGGACTAACAACGTCCATAATGCTTTCGCGCGGATACTAAAAAAAGGGGGGCATGGGTAGCCCAGCGACAGGGCCAGCACACGCCCGGTCCGCCTTGCCGCCCCCCCCTACGTGCCCAATTGTGCAAAGTTTGCACAATACTATGCAATTTTTGCACAATTCCCAAACAAATACCTATTTGTTTGGACGTGCGCAGCCCCCCGAGATTTAGTTGACCGGAGGGGTTCCCCCCCGCCGCGGTTGACGACCTCACCTCTCATATCGGGAAACTTTTGAAAATCCCGTTCCAGGGTTTGGAATCTGCGTTTTGTGGAATTGCCGTGTATTGGGTTGTTTTTGTTGAGAATTAGGGAAAATTAGCGTTTCTTCCCTGGTGGCCTGGAGAGCGGTCGCGTTGGGTGCGGAATTGGGGTGAGTGGGTGGAGCGTGGGGTGGGGGATGGGTAAATGGCTGGTTGCGGGGGAAGGTGTGGGTGTATTTTGTAGCGAAACTATTGTGGGGGGCGTGAAATCGTGGGTTTGTGGGTGGATCTATGGGGGGGTATATGTAGCGAGACTATTGCGGCCCCAAAAAAAATGCGTTTTGCGTTATTATTTTCTTGACATGGGGTTTTTTGGGGTGTAACCTGTACCCATCAAATGGAGAGAAATATGGAATTACTGGAAGCACGTAAACATAAGATGCTCAATGTCCTCATTGAAGTGAAGGACGTCACCCGCACGGAGATCGGAAAGAAGACCTCTCCTCCGGTATCCAGGCAGGCGGCGAGCTTTACCGTCCTGGGAATCACCCGGTCACCCCGGGTCCGCGCATCGATCATCAGGGAACTCGGGCTTCCAGATGATTTCTTTTCCGCGGATTACGAGATGACGATCAACCTTAAAAAGAAAGACAGCCAGGCGGCGTAGGTAACTGCGGCGCCTTTTTCGTTGGAGGGATCCATGGATAAACGAGAACGCATCGAAAACGACTTTTCCTATCACCCACCCGTTTCCGGACAGCAGGAGCGCTATCAGGCAATCAGAGACAAGGGCAAGGAATTGGCCCTACTGATAGCCGAGACAACTCCCGACAGCCGGGAGCAGGCGGTTGCCCTCACGAACCTCGAAACGGCGATATTCTGGGCCAACGCCGCGATCGCCAGGAACGAAAAACCCGAAGCAGCCTAACGCCTATACGGCGTTTTTTCATTTTCGCAGCGCGCGCGAATTTTTCTTCCTTTCTACCTTCTGTCGGTGAACCGACGTAGAAGGACGGTGCTGAGTTTTGCCCTCTCCCGGGTTCCGTGTTCCCTGGGAAGGGGGTGGGGGGGTTGGGTCTTTAGAACACGGAAGTACCCAAGACAAGTTCTCTCTCCGTGCTACAAGAGAACAGAAGCTTGCGGCTGCGAAGCAGCGCAACGCGAGGGAGCTGAGAGGTTTATTATAAACACCCCCTCTATAAACCGTTCTATAGGTGAACAATGATAAATGAAATCTACACCAAAGAATTCATCGACCTTGCCGCAAAAATCCAGGATGAGATAGAGCCGGAAGTTGGGATGTGGATGATGAACGGCAATGATCTTGCTCCACACTTGATAAGGAATCTTCGATTTGAATCAAAGACGGATGCGTTTGGAGTCACACGCTCTTATTATATGCTCGATTACCATGAATGCCTTACGGCCCAGCGCGAAAACTCGATCCTTCTCCCGTCCCTCTCGTGGCTAATGAAAAAACTGAGAGAAATCGACGAACCTCATAATGAAATTGATATTCACTATTATCCCAAATCAGTAATACTCGGGGTCGGGCATAGGTACACGAACGGCGAAAGGGATGGACATTGTGTTTGTACTGACGGCCCAACGCTTGAGTATGTTTGTCTCCGTGCCTTCTGTCGTATAAAGGGAATTGAACTATGACAGAAATAAACGGCTTCGTGTGTGACCACTGCCAAAGGCTCATCGAGAACCCATCGGACGAGATCCACACCCAGATCATCCGGTGCCGCGCCGACCACCTATTGGGCGAGATCGACATTTCGATTGCCGCTGTGGTGAAAACCAACACCGGCCAGGTGAGCGCCCCCGGGGAGAAACACATCCACGCGCGCTGTGCCTTTGAGATCATCAGGGCCGATTTTCAACGGAAGGGGATCATAGAGGGGATGGCCGGAGGGGACGATGCCGAAGCATCCTAACGACGCCCCTATAACCCCAGAGGTGCTGTCCAAGACTCCGGAAGAGTTAGGCGCGATGACGCCGATAGAGTACCGGGATCTGGTGGTGCCGCTGATGAACGCCATTTCTACCCGGCCGTTTCCGAAGCGCTCGGGCCCGTTCGGCATACTGGGCCGGTGGCTCAAGAGTTACAGCCGCAAGCGGATATATGGAGTGCTGGTAAGCCTGTATAAAGAACACAAGCGGACGCCCACGATCGTGCCGCTGGTGACCGCGATGCTCAAAGAGTATTATTCCGAGAATGTGGAATATGAGGTGCTGGATCAGTCGGATGAGGCACGGTACGGCGGCTGATATAGCAGAGGATTGCGAATATGGGATACAACCGGCATCATGTTATTTTTGTGTGTTCTTTTATGTCCGAACATACCGAGGTTGCTCACGCGAAGGCGTTGGAACTGTTTTCGCACGATCAGGATGGGAAACCGACGCCAGCGATGGTAACAAATATTTTTAAGTCCAAAATGAACAGTTGGCACTACTTCTTCGTCGGCCCCGACGGGTCTAAGGAATGGTGGGCAACTTCTGATTTTTTCAATACTAAGCGCGACGAATTTAAGGCGTTTCTTAATAGCACGGTTGATCGGGACCTTTTTCTGACATGGACCGAATCATGGGTTGGTGAGGAATGTGACGACTATGGGATTATCCGGGATTAAGAGGAAGCATTGATAGCCGACAAAAACAAGGACGCTAACCGGTGACAACAAAAACATACATGATGCGCGTACCGCCCCAGAACCTCGAGGCCGAGCAGTCGGTCCTGGGGGGAATACTCATCGAAGAACAGGCGATCGCCCGGGTGCTGGATATGCTGGCGCCGGCGGACTTCTACCAAGAACAGCACCGCCGGATCTACTCGGCCATGACAGAGTTGTTCAAGCGCAACCAGCCGATCGACTTTATTACGCTGACCGAATTGCTCAAAGAGAAGAACATCCTCGACGACGCCGGCGGCATTCCCTACATCGCCTCCCTGGTCGACAACGTCCCAACGGCGGCCAACATCCGGTATTACGCCGGGATCGTCAAGCGCCATGCCAACCTGCGGCGGCTGATAACGGCGTGCAGCGAGGCCCAGGCGGATGCATACGAGGCGAAATCGGACCCGCACGACCTGATCTTGAAGCTCGCCCGGGAGATCATCGCCATCGAGACGGGAAAGGATGCCACGGTCCACATCCACGATCCGCTGAAATCGGAGATAGACCGCATCGCCACCAAGTTTAAAGACAAGGACTATCACCCCGGATGGAACACGAGCTACCCGTCAATCAACAATGAGCTCGGCGGAATCCAGAAACGGCAGTTGTTCGTCGTGGCGGCGCGGCCGTCGGTGGGCAAGACCGCGCTGCTGGTCAACATGGTGGGGACGCTGTCCAAGCAGACGCCGATCCTCTTCTTCTGCCTCGACCAAACCAAGGAAGAGTTCGCCCGCCGGATCATTGCGCGGTACGCCATGATCAACAACTACGCCATCCGCGACGGCAAGTTCCCGAAAGAGGAATGGCTGAACATAACGGAGACCGTCGCCGATTTCAGCCAACTGCCGGTGTTTATCAACGAGAACACCCACCAAACCATCGACGACATCGAATTCCTGACAAAAAAATACGTGCTCGAGCACAACATCGGGGTCGTGATGATCGACTATCTCCAGATGGTACGGCGGCCGGGCAGGAAGTCGGAAAACGAGGAGATCGGGGAGATCACCTGGCGGCTCAAGGAACTGGCCAAGGAACTCAACGTTAACGTGATGCTTTTGAGCCAGCTCAACCGCAACCTCGACAAACGCCCGGACCCGCGGCCGGTGCTGAGCGACCTGCGGGGCTCGGGGTCTATTGAGCAGGACGCGAATATCGTGGTGTTTCTACACCACGACGACAAGTACATCGGGACCGACCCGATAACCCGAAAGGAGATCCGCGGGCGACTGGAGTTCATCGTCGCCAAGCACAAAGACGGCAGGGTGGGGAAGATATACGTGAAGGTCGATAAGCCGATCTACCTCATGGAGGAGACGGAGGCGGAGTTTAAATAATGACAAACAATATCATCGCTGCGTTGCGGGCACACGCGCTCATCATCGTAAAATGCACCGAGGCTAACCGGAAGATAGCCGCGATGACCGCGGAGAACATGCAACGTGAGGCTGTGGGGAGTTCAATGGCATACGGAGATGAGGCTTTCGATAAGGTCGAAATCCCGTCGTATAACGAGGTGATAGCGGAGTTTAACGAATAGCGGGGGACCGCTGGTTTTTACAACCATCGAGAACGGGAACGGGCGAGATGGGGAGGATAGGGAGATGACGGTTAAATTGGTAGATGCATCAAACGAGGTATCTCATGCCAGTATAGGCATGTACGGTGAAGGGGGAACGGGTAAGACGTTTACCGCCGGACTATTCGCTATCGGACTGCTTGACCTGGAGCGGAAGAAAACGGGGAGGAAAGGGACAGCGGCGTTTTTCGATACGGAGGTAGGGAGCGACTTTCTGGTTCCGAAGTTCAAAGCGGCCGGCTATACCCTTAAGCGCGTCCGGTCACGGTCATACAACGACATGATGGAGACGATTGATCTTGCCATTGCCGAGGGATGTCTCGTAATCATCATCGATAGTTTCACGCACGTCTGGGAAGATATGGTGGAAGGCTTCTTGAAGGCGAAAAACCAGGGCAAGCCAGAGTCGGCCAAAAGGAAGAGGATGGAGCCGCTTGAATATCCAGAACTTGACGGACTTCTCAGTGAGTTCTACAAAAAGCTTACCTTCGCCCAGATCCACATCATCGTTTGTGGTCGGTCGGCAGACGTCTGGGAAAGGGAAATCAACGAGGAAACCGGAAAGGCATCATTCGTGAAAATAAACACGAAGATGAAGGCCAGAAAGGGCGTCGATTATGAGCCAAGCCTTTGCTTAGAGATGTTCAAACAAGTAAAAACAGAGGGGAAGAAATATAAGACCAAGGACAAAAAGCTCGAGGTCGGTTGCGTGGTGCTCAAGGATCGTTCGGATATGACGGACGGGATGGTCTTCATCAACCCGACATTTGAGGATTTTGCTGCGCATTGGAACGCTCTAAACCTTGGTGGCCCCGGCATTAAGGTCCCGGAGTCGGAGACATATCGTAATTTTGTGACGTCCGGGGAAACCGACTTCCAGCGTAAACACAAAAAGGAAAAACTGCTTGAGATGATTGAAACCGCGCTGATAAAGGAACAACTCGCAGGCAACGTCGGGAGTAAAGAGAAAGCCTTTCGCGTAAATCTTCTCGAGGCAGTTTTTGGGAGTGGGACGGGAGCGGTTATCAAGGATATGCATATCGAAGATCTACGGGACGGGGTCGAGTTGCTCGAGTTCTGCATCAAGGATGTTTGTGCTGCGTTCCGCGCCGATCCCAATCTTGACGTTGTAGACAAGGTCCGAGAACAGGAATACCTATTGCGGGAGCAGAAGCGGGCCGCCGAGGGGATCAAAGACGACTCCGACGACTTTGACGAGTCGAAGTTCACGGGGGCGGCCGTTGCTCCTCCGGCAGAGCCGACGCCGGCCGTGGAGCCGTGCTCGGAGCCGAAAGGACCAGGGGATCCATTACCGCCCGATCTTGGTCCAGCGCCGGAGGCCGGGCCCGCGCCGGAAGCGCCGCGCGAGCCAGGGGACGAGCCGGTGCAGGGAGAACTGATTAAAACGTGAAAGCGGGTTCACTCTTTTCCGGCATCGGTGGCTTTGACCTCGGCCTTGAACGTGCTGGTATGACGGTCAAGTGGCAGGTTGAAATCGACGATTTCTGCAACAAGGTTCTCGCCAAACATTGGCCGAATGTAAAAAGGTATAGGGATGTCAAAGAAGTCGGGAAACACAACCTCGAACCAGTTGACCTTATCTGTGGGGGGTTCCCCTGTCAGCCGTTCTCCGTTGCCGGGAAGCGCCGGGGCACGGAAGATGACCGTCACCTCTGGCCGGAAATGTTCCGTGTCATTGACGAGCTCCGGCCTCGTTGGGTCATTGGCGAGAATGTTGCTGGCTTCATCAATATGGGCCTCGACCAAAGTATATCTGACCTGGAGGGTATCGGCTACGAAGTCGGGACGTTTGTTATACCGGCTTGTGCCGTCAATGCCCCGCACAGACGAGACAGGGTGTGGATTATTGCTCAAAACTCCGAGCATGGATTTACGCATCCAGAATCGGATGCTTCCCACGCCATCGACGAAGGACGTGTCGGGTGGGGCGGTGGAGGCGATGCGGACCCCGTCGGGGTTCAAGAGAGTGAGCAAGCAGGGCGTGAGCCACGGGGCACAACTACACGATGTAATGAAGAGCCTGTCGATGCTCCCCACGCCGCGCCCATCGAAGATGACGAACGAAACGGAGGAATCGTGGACTCGTCGGCACAAGGCGGGCCTCGTATCGACCCCTCCGCTCGGTCTGGCGATCAATATGTTACCGACCCCTCACGGGAACTGCCACACGGGGGCGGGGGAACACGGGGAGGGGGGACAGAACATCCAGACGGCTATCAATACTGCCCCCATTGTGACGGGTGGTATCCGGACACAAGTTGGGAATGGGAAAGAGGGTACTGCCCGGACTGTGGAAAGTGGGTCGGATTTTTTGAGGGAATCGACTACCATGTTGCCGACGCCCAAGGGCCGGGACTGGAAAGGCGAAACACAGAGAGGCCCGGACGCACCGATGTACGGGATACAGAACACGCTGTCGGCAATAAGCGGAAAGATCAAAGTGAATCGTGGGACGAGCCGTGGCCTCAAGTTGCAGCCCGCCTTTGTCGAGTGGATGATGGGGTATCCGATAGGGTACACAGAACTCACGGAATATCCGGCGAACCCGAGACGAAAAGGGACGTCTCCGTTTCCGTTCAGAAACAAAAGAATAAAACATCAGCGGGTCGAACACACCGACTTAAAGCCCTCGGAAACGCCGTTGTCCCCCAAATCCCCGAAATCTTCGGACGGGCAATAATGGAGGTGGAGAGAGACGGACGCGATGAATCGCGTCCCTACGGGTGCTAAAGCGTAGGCCCAGGAATGGGTGAAGGAGGCAGGAATGCCTGATAACGTAATTACCTGTGACGTTGAGTGTTTTCCCTCGGAGGATAACCCGGAACGAAAGATCATCGCTGCCGAGAGGCTGGCGCTGTATCTCGATGCGGAATCAACGGTAGAACCGGTTGCCCGGCTGGCGCACCGGTACTACATCGAGGGGTTCGATCCCTGGGCTATCGGGGAGGCGATGAGGGTCTCGAGCGAGGAAGCCCAGCGCCTCATCTGGCAGGCGCGAAAGAAGATAATGAGGTACATACGAAAACGGGCGGGAACGGATGGATGACCTGATCAGAAAAGAACGGATACTGGCGGTGGACCCGTCGACCAGGGCGATAGGATGGGCGATATTTGAGGGCTGCCGGTACGTGAAATCCGGGTCGGCAAGAGATACGAATCGGTTTGGTGAGCTGCTCTACCGGGAAGGCCGGTTCTCCACGGTCGTGATCGAAAGCGTTTATCTCAAGATGAACGTTGCGACGGCCATGCGGCTGACGGAGGTCGCTACCACCTGCGCGGTGCTGGCGCAGATCAGGAACCCCGGCGCTGAGGTATTCAAGATCGCGGCGAGCGCCTGGCAGGCGCGGCAACTCCGAGTGGGCCATAAAACTAAGCGGGTGGACAGAAAGCGGTTATCTATCCTCGTGGCGCGGGAGATCGCACGGCGGGACGTTACCGAGGACGAGGCCGACGCCATAAATCTCGGCGATTACTTTATCAGGTATGGAGGAATCCATGGATCTACGCAAGGCCCTGGCGCGCCGGCGGCTGGAAAGAAAGCGAAGGGGGACAAGGGTAGTCTTCGATAGTTGCGGCGCCAAACTTGTTCGCGGGACAGTAACCCTTGAAGTCCTTAAGCGGGAGGAGATGCACGACCCGCTGGCGGTCGTCACCCGGGTCATGCGGCTTTACCGCGGGTACGAGAGCAGCGTGGCGTCGATCCCGTGCCTGACCGGCGAGCAGGCCGGCGCCGGACCAATAACCAGGGAGGAGAAGCTCGCGTATATCGGCAAGGTCAACGGCGTCCTCTCGCGCATCAACACGACGGGGGAGCGGCTGATACGCATGATGCACCCGGCCAACGCGGGAGGGGTCGACCGGCAATCCGTGGCCATACAAACCGGGTTGCCGAACGACAGGGTCATGCGGTGTTACCAGCAGGCGGCGGTCAAGGCGGCGGCCGGGTTTCTCAAGGGCGGGCTGTATGAGGAGAAGCGGGAGGCGGAATGATACTACACGGTGACTGCCGAGACATCCTACCGACACTGCCGAAGAAATCCGTTCATTGCGTGGTGACGAGCCCGCCGTACTGGGGACTGAGAAGCTACGGGCATTGGTTCATACAGACGGTATGGGACCAATGGGGCGGCACTGCCCTGGACGCTTTTTGTCCCCCGAAGAAAAACAAAGATCGCTGGTTGTTCCGCATGCGATGGCGCGCCGCAGAGCGGGGCTCGGGCGTATTCTCGCTCGACAAGAAAACGTGGATCGGTTGTCATGGCCTTGAACCAACGCCTGAGTTGTACGTCCAACACGCGGTACAGATATTTAGCCAGGTCAAGAGGGTACTGCGGGATGATGGGACGCTGTGGCTGAATTTGGGGGATAGTTTCGCGGGTGGAGGGCGCGGCTTCGGCTACGGCGGAAAGCAGGACACTAATCTCGGTTGCGAGAATATGCCAAAGGCGATTGTGCCGAATGGCCTCAAGCCCAAAGACCTCTGCGGCATCCCGTGGCGCGTGGCCTTCGCACTACAGGCCGACGGGTGGTATCTCCGGTCTGATATTATCTGGCACAAACCGAACCCCATGCCCGAAAGTGTAACCGACCGACCGACGAAAAGCCATGAGTACCTATTCCTACTGACAAAGAGTGCGAGGTATTTTTATGATGCGGAGGCGGTGAAGGAAGCGTGCGAGAGCGGCCCTTCCGATATTCGGAAAATGATTGAGAAAAAGGATCGGATCGGCGGACTACATAAAGAACTTGTGGATCCATTAAGCAAAGCATCCTCCACCACCAATATCGGCCAAAAGCGCGGGGTTGGGGATCTGTCCGGCCGCAATCTCCGTTCCGTCTGGACTATCGCTACGCAACCATCGTCCGAGCCCCATTTTGCGATGTTCCCCGAGGCCCTTGTCGTCCCCTGTATCAAGGCCGGGACATCAGAGCATGGTGTCTGCCCGGAATGCGGCGCGGGGTGGGAGAGGGTTGTGGAATCGAAAAGAATCATGCGGCACGAATTACCACCGGACGACCCTAATTATAGGCCCGGTAGATATACGGTAAAGTCATCGGGCATGGACGATTACTCGAAGGGTGGTGGCCAAGCGTTTTCAGAATCCAAAACCATCGGCTGGCGGCCCACCTGTAAGTGCGGACACGAGGATAGGGAACGGGCGGTAGTACTTGACCCCTTCTCCGGCATGGCTACCGTCGGCGTGGTATGCGAAAAGCTGGGCCGAAAGTATATCGGGATAGAACTGAATCCGAAGTACGCCGAGAGATCGGAGAAGCGGAAGGGGAAGGCGTCAAATCTATTTTCTGAGGTAGTATGAATTGGGACAAGTTGATGACTGGCTGGCCGAGAACGCCGTGATCAGGTGCAGGTTCAACGCGCGAATCACCCGTCGCGCATGTAAAACGTACCAGGAACGGAACCCCGACGTGTGTAGTGGGTGCCCGGAATATCGGGGCGGAGGGGCGCGGCCGAGGATCAGGCCGCCGTTGCCGAAATCACCAGTTTTTTACGAGGAGGCAACTATGGATGGGATTGCCGATCTTTTTGAGGAAAAGAACAAGCCGGTGGCTAAAAAGACAACCACATTCAAGATCCGTATCGACCATCGAGAGCGGATAGCCAAGATCATGGACGAGCGTGGGATGACGTTCGACGCCGTCATGGAGGCCATCGTCGCCGAAGGGCTGAGGGCCTACGACGATGCGGCGGCCAAAAGGGGGTAAAATACCCCGGACGGCCCCCTTACTGTGAAAAAAATGCACAGTAGTGTGAAAAAAGTATTGACTTAGGCCCCTCGAAGTTGTATCATTCGGGTAGACTGAGGTGTGGCATGTAAAGCCCACTCCAACAACGACCGCCAAGGTCACGGAATGAAAGGTTAAGGGCAGGGACGGGGCAAGATGGGACGGGGGCCGGTGCACCGGCCCATTTTTATGACCAACACAAAACGAGATACAGCGGTGTGGACCGCTCGGAAACGAGCGGTCCTTTTTTTTACCCCGGGCTGGTAGTCATGTGTTCATATCCGAAGCCGGCGCGTATCCGGGACGATACCCTCCGGGCGGAGGTCAAGGCGCAGGGATGCGCCGTGAACAACCGCGACTGCGCGGGCCCGGTTGACCCCCACCACGTCAAGACCAGGGGGGCCGGGGGAGACGACACGCGTGAAAACCTGATGCCGTTGTGCCGTTGGCACCACATCGAGGCGGGCATGCTTGGCGTTTTGACGTTCATCGAAAAATACGGCCTTGGATATTGCCGGGAGAGGGGACGGTGGATCAGGAAGAGGTAAAGGCATCCGGCTGTCACGAAGTAGAACCCGAGACGGCCGAGGAGAAGGCCCGGCGCGGCCACGAGCTCTTTGAAAAATTGAAGGACCTGGTCTCGAGCAGGAACCGGGACGCGTTCGCGCTCGGGGCGATCCTCAAGGACATCCGCGACCAGCAGATCTACGAGGCGCTGGGATATGGGAGTTTCCCCGAGTTCTGCGCCGACCCGGATATCGCGTTCAGAAAGACGTCCGCCTACGGATTCATCAGCCTGCATGAGACGTTCGTCCTGACTTACAAGATCGATTTCCAGATACTCGGAAAAATACCGTACTCCAAGCTCCTGATCGTCGAACCCTACGTGGCGCCGGACAACGTGGACGAGCTGCTGGCGCTTGCGCGGGCCAATGCATCGCAGGACCTCCGGGAGGAACTCCGCGCGCGCAGGCTCGCCAAAAAAGGGGATGAGCCGGTGGAATACCGAAACCAGGGACAGCGGTTGTTCGACCGGTACGTGAAACTGCCGGCGGCAGACCGGGGAGATTTTGACCTGGAATACCGGCGATGGAATAAACTGCCAGAGATTAAGACATGAAAATAATTGTTGTCGACCGATTACCGCAATGGATACGTTCATCTAATGATGCCGCTTATCATCCCGGGATAGACATAATCTATATCAGAAGGGACAAATCTCGTTTGATGTTGCGATGGCTGTTCCATGAATTAGCCCATTACCTTGGCCATCGCATCGGAGGTCCAAATTGTTTCATCCATCGATTTATCGACGGTGGCAAAATTAACTATATATGAAATTTCCCATGAATCAGGTGCGCGAGTGAACGACGGGCATAGTAACGAGCACGGTGACAGTGAGGGGATTGCCACGCCGCCTACGGCGGCTCGCAATGACGGTGAAAAATGAGCGGAGCAAAGTACCTGCCGCCCGATGAATTCGAGAAGGCGGTTTCCGAGTTTTTCGGGGGAGACAACGGCAAGACGCATATCGTTATGACCCTCGCTTCCAGGGCGTGCGAGGGGACGGACGGAATGTATATTCCGAAGTCGCCCTACGCCCAGAGAAAAAGGATCCACCCAACGCCGTTCGATATTTTCCGGGAATCGCTTGCCCGGCACGAGGAAGAGGGGATCGTGTTGTTCCTCTGCAACCGGTTTCCGACGAGCCGGGTGAAGGTGGCCAAGGCCGTCGCCGGCAAGAAGGAACGGCTGGGCCTGACGCCCGGCGACGATGCGCGGGTGACGAGCAAAATGGAGAAACGGCTTCGCAGGGCCGTCGGGCAGGAGGCGTTTGTGCTGGCGAAAGAAGAGCTGCTGAGGCTCGTTCCGACGCTTCCCCCGGACGATTCCGGGCAGATGGTCATGTTTGCCATGGACCTGATCGTCGCCAACCACCAGATCAACCAGATTGACGAGACGATCAGCAAGAGCTACGAGCCGCAAAACGGCAAACCAGGCGGGGGGCCGAGCGAGAGGATCACGAAACAGAAAAAGGAGCTGTCCACCCACCGAGAACGGATGCTGAAAATACTGGGCCTGACGAGCGAGGACCTGATCAAGAGGGCGGGCGGCAACAAGACCGGGACGCTGGTCTCGGCGGCCGAGGCACTGGCGGAGCTGGTGGAGGGGACGATCGCCACGGCCGATTTTCTGTCCGAGTCGTCCCGGATTAACGCGGCGGAGGGCAAAAAAGACGCGGTGTCAGACATAGACCAGATAGACCGGGCGTTTTTGGACGCGCCGGTGGAAGCAAGCCAGTGCTAGAACTCCCGAAATACGCCAGAAACATCAAGAACATGGAAGCCGGGTTCCTGTTGAACCTCTATAACCACCCGGCGGCGGGGATCAAACAATTCTTCGAGGTCGAGCCGCAGGGGACGGCGAGAATCTGGGACGGGGACGTGGTCGGTGAATACCAGGATCTGGTGACCGTCGGCGGCAGGCAAGTGCTGGTTGACCAGTACCAGATCGGGACGATCGCGGACTTCCGGTCCAAGCGGCAGGAAGATTTCTGCGGGCGCGGCATCGGCAAAAGCATGTATAACCTCGCGCTGAAATGCGCGTGGTGGGGAGTGGTGCTGCCGTATGCGGAGATGGCGCTGTGGGGGACCCGGCGGCCGATGGCCGTCCGGTTTGTGCTGACGGGCAACAACCTGGATACGGCAAAGCAGCTCATCCAGTATATACGCAATTTTATCGCCGTGCATCCGCTGTTCGCGGCCGAGATTGACCCGGCCAGCGACAGCAAGCTCTTTCTCAAGCTGAAAAACGGCACCGAGTACCACGTCCGCGCGGCCTCGGACGCCGCGCGGGGGCTCAACCCGTTTTCGTTCTGGTCCGAGCGGTTCGGCCGGACGATCGTGGGACGCACGATCGTGGTATGCGACGAATACGCCTACGTGGTTGACCAGACGTTCTGGAACGAGGTTGTGGAACCGTACCTCTCCCTCGGATGGTCAGGGTTCTGGGCGGCGACGACGCCCAACGGCAAGGAGAACGCCGCGTATAGTTGTTCGCTGGACAAGGATTTCGTTGTCCGGCGCTTTCCGAGCAAACTCAACATCTACCGGGATCTCAACGAGCTGGTCAGGATCAAGCGGCGGCTGCTTGAATCCGGTTACCCGGAGGTATACGCCGAAGAATACGATGGGATTCCCCAGGACCAGAAGTGGCGGCTGTTTTCCGAGCTGCTGATGCAGCGGTGTTACGAACTGTTTCCCGGCGGCGTGCTTTCCAACGACGAACCGCTGCTGTGGACCGACGGTTACATCGCAGAACACGCGGCTGAGCTGAAAGCCCGATGCGGTCCGCTGTTCGGCGGGGCCGACCCGAACAAGGGGAAAGAGGAGCGGGGGAGCGCGGCAGACGCGGCTGCGTTTTCGATCCGGGAGGTCGTCAGCCAGAACCCGTACAAGATCGTGACACGGTACAGCACGATCTGGGGCGACCCGGAGAGCACCAAGCCCTGGGAGCGCGAACAGATATCGTCCGGGGACTATATCGACCGGATTCGGTGGCTCAACCACGTGCTGGGGCTGCGGTTTATTACGATCGACGGAAACCCCGGCAAGGCATTGATGGAGGCGCTCAAGTTTTCCAAGGACGGGATACCGGGAGTGCGCAACATCGACTGGATCGACACTGACAGCCCCAAAAAATCAAAAGAGGCCGACGACCTGACGGAAACTTACATGAAGGACGGGAAGATCGGGATTCCGCCCGACACCGACCTCCAGCGGGCCTACAGCCGGTACGGGACGACAGAGAAACGGACGGGCATCAAGCGGACAGACCGCATTAAGGCGGAGATCTACGCCACCTGGGCGGCGGTTATGCAGGGCCGGGGGGCGTGGGCGCCTGGGACCGTGGCCGAGACCGGGCGGACGACGATCGGGGCATCGATGCCCGACAGAGCGGGCCGCCCCATAGAGCGGGCAATGACGTCGGTCGGGACCAGGACGATGACATCGGTAGGGAGATATGGCAAGACCACCCAGTAACATAGACGAAATACGGTCGGTTGTGCTCTACAACCACCTGGGACGTCCGATGGAGCGGTCGAAGGACAAGCTCCCGAACGTCTACAGCATACCGGCGGTCGGCGGGCAGTTCGGCCTCAACGGGTTTTACCGGACGACCCTCGAGATGGGACGGCTGAAGGTCCTGGCGGACATGGAGGCGATGCTCAGCACCTTCATGTTCGGCCCCGCGAACGCATACGCCACCTGGCTGGCGTCGGAGATGCCGTCGATACGGTTTGACGGCGGAAACGCCGCCCGGGCCGAAGGAATCGCGCAGGACCTGCTCTACCGAATCCGGTACGAAAAGCACCGCAAACAGATATTGTTCAACGCGATCTTTAAGGAAGAGTTCCTGCTACTGGAGATCGAGTGGAACCCGGAACTCCAGAGTTATCTCGCGCAGTGGCAGCAGGGGGGAGAAGAAGGCGACAAGGCCATAGAATCGTTTGCCCGGGCGATAAACGAAGGCGCCGGGATGGGGTCGATCGCCGGCATCAAGCACCTGCCGGCCCGATTCACCTTTAAGTGGTTTGACGCCCTTGACCGCCCGATCAGCACCCGCAAGGCCTTCTTTCAACTCGAGGACCCGATGCTGGCGGGCGTTGCCCCGTTTGACGGCCGCGAAGCACCGCCGGCCCGTGCCCGGTTTATCCCCTACATTGCGATGATCCACCCCCGGTTTCAAAACTGGATGTGGGACAACGTCTGGTACAGCCGTCCGGCCATGCTCTCGATGCGTGAGCAGTTCAACAGGGTGCAGCTGATGCTGGAGGACAGCGCGCTGGACAGCCACTACTCAATGACGCCGGTGTTGGTATTCTACATCAATGCGATGGGCAAGGAACTGGGCGCCAACGATGAGCAGATCAAGAAGTTCCAGCAGGGCATCCTCGGGGAGCGGAACGAAAAGTGGGAGCAGGTCGTTTCCGCAGGGTCGATGGTGTTTTTGTCCGGCACGGATAAAGTGGAGATGGTCAACGACGGCCGGCTCTACAGCATCCGGGGGGCCGACCTCCAGCTCCAGCTCGACCTGCTGATGATGAATTCTCCGTTTCCGGCCGCGCTCATGGGGTTCGGGAACGGAAAGGGGATGCCCTCGGGAGACGCCCTCGACCAGCTCAAAAAGCAGGCCGAGATGGCGATCCGCGAGGGCGCCACGTTTGAGTGGGAGGAAATCCTCCGACCGCTCATCGAGCGGGAGCTGATCCTCAACGGCGTGGCGGGGGTTCGGATGACGCCGAAGTATCCCCAGACGAGCTTCGACAGCCGCACGGTCCAGGAGAAGATCGACGAATCGCAGATTGGCAGCTTCCGGAAATCCCGCAAGGCGGCCTTTACCGGCAAGGACGAGGACACCTGGGAAGAGGCGCAACAGCAGATCATACGCGAACACCGTGAATTCAAGGACGCCGGGATGGACATCATCCCGTACCGGGAGGACGCGGCGCAAGACGTAGATAAGGGGACCCAGGGCAAAACCGGGGACGGTAAAGTCGAGCCGGTCCAGAAAAAGGCAGGGGCTTCGGGGGACCGGAAGACCCGAAAGAATTTTGAGGGAGGGGAATAATGCCCTGGACAATCGAAGACGTCGAAAGCCACTTTAAGGGCCTGTCGACGGCCCAGAAGGAGCGGTGGGTAGCGGTAGCCAACGACGCACGGACCCGCTGTTTGGACAAGGGCGGGACAGACTGTGACTCCGCGGCTATCAGGCAGGCGAACGCCGTTGTCTCGAAAATGGCCGTGCAGGGGTTCATCCTGTATCCCATCGGCGAGACAAACGGTTTCGAGCGCGGCAGCATCGAGCCGATAGGGGTCAACAAAGGAATCAGCACCATTGTCGGCGACGGCGAAGTGATCGCGTTCGTGTTCGATGCGCGGCCTCCGCGCCGATGGACCGAGGAAAACATAGCCGAATGGATGGCCAAGAAGGTCGGTTCGCTTCAATTTACGTGCGCCGCTCCGTCGGAAGTCTCCATACCGTCCGACGATTCCGAAATCCCGGAAACGGTCATGGCGGCCAAGAACGAGTTGATCCAATCGGGCGCCGATTCTGACCCGATGGTCGTCCGCATCCACCAGACGACCGGCAAGTTTCATACCGGACGTGGCGTCAAGTTCAATCTCTCCGAGCGGTTTTTGCGGACATTCGGGCCGTCCTACATAAACAAACCGGCGTACGAGGGACACAAGGGGTTCGGCGACACCGACGCCCGGTCGAGGATCGGCAAGATTCTGGCGTTTGAGGAGCGGGACGGAAAATTCTTTTTTTGGCTTCACGTTTCGGCCGGAAGGCCTGACATCAGGGCACGTATCCGGGAGGAGATGGCCCTTAAACAGGATGACGACGAAGCGAGCGGCGTGCAGTTTTCCCTCGAAGGATGGCCGCGAAAGGTGGAAACCGACGCGGACGGCTACCACGAGCCGGTGGAGATGGACCGGCATGGGAAGGCGCTGGCGCTTGTGGAAGTGGCGGGAGCCACCGGGACAATGATTGACCGCATCGCGGCAAAACTTGCGGTGCAGACGATAACGGAGGAGGAAGACATGAGCGAGAAAGACACGCCGTTGGGCGTAGAGGATATCACCAAGCAGGAGAAGTTCGAAGAGGCGTTCGCGGCCCGGCTTTCGGCATACGCCGGGGCGGCGCTGGACGAGAAAAACCCGCTTACCGCGGTTATCGACAAGTTCCTGACCGAGGGAGCGCCGGTGCTGGCGGCGAGGGCACAGGCGATCGACACCGAGGTGCAGGCCGCGCTGACCGCCGGCGAGAACCGGGTGCTGGTGCTCAACAGCGCCACCAAGGAAGAGATGCCGTGGCTTGCCGCCTTCGGCGAAGCCGTCAAGGAGCTGACGCCCGAGGCGATCAAGGAGCTTCCGGCGTTTGACGAGGCGCTCAAATCGGTCAAGGCCGAGGAGCTGCAGAAGATCCCGGCGGCCGTCGACGCGATAGCGGCCAGGGGCGCGATCCAGACCGAGGCCATGAAGCTCTCGATGCAGGTGCTCAAGGACGCGGGATTCCAGATGGCGGCCCCCAATGCGATCGTCGGGGCGGCCCAGGACGGCGGCCCGGGCGAAGAGGAGAAGCGGTTCATGGCCATCGTGGCCAAGGCCAAGAAGAACGGCTACGGCGCGCTGCCGCCCGAGGAGTTCGCGGTTATCGAAGACCGGCTCCCGGCGCTGATCAAACTCGAAGGATTGAAAATGTAGCCTTTCCCGACGGAAGGCGATAAGCGGCTTTAGATTACGGAGGAATCTGCGATTTAAGGCCATTTTTATTTGTCCGGAAGGACTCTAACGCGGAGGACAAACAAAAATGGCGACCTACGACGAAATTATGGCGGCAACCACGCCGACCGACGCCGACGCCCTTATCCCCGAGATATGGGCGGCAAAGCTCTATAACGAGTGGCCCAAGAAACTCGTGATGGGGCAGTTCATCGGCGGCGAGGAATCGGGCATGCCGATCATCATGAAACGGGAGCTCTCGCAGGGGCCCGGAGACATTATCCGGTTCGAGACGATGAGCGACCTTTCTGGGACCGGCGTTACCGGCGACACGGCCCGCCTCAAAGGCAATGAGGAGACCCTGGAATTTTCCGAAATAACCTGTACGCCGGTGCGCTGGCGGCACGCGGTTGCCCTCAAGGACCAGACCCAGCGAAAAACCAAGTACGACCTCTGGAACGGCGCCAAAACGGTGCTGTCTCGGTGGGCGGCCAAACACGTCGACACGTCGTTTTACACGGCGGCCGGCGCCGGCGCCAACGTGCTTTTCCCCGGGACCGTGGCGGCATCCGGCGACCTGACCGCGACCGACATCCTGGACCTGGACAGCATCTCCCGGGCGCGCGCGCGGCTCGAGGCAAATGACGCCCCGTACGTCGGCTCCACGCAGAAGTACGTGGCGATCATCCACACCTACCAGGACTACCAGCTCAGCCAGGACACGAACTGGCACGCGATTCGCGCTGACGCGGACATCAGGGGCAAGATGAACCCGGTGTTCCAGCACTTCCTCGACGTTAACTACCTCGGGGACTGGGACGGGGTTTCTATCTTCACGACTCCGCAGGTGCCGGTTGTGGCCGGCGGGTCCGGAAGCATCGACATCGCATCGGCCCTGGTAATGGGCGCGGAAGCGTTCGCGTTCGCCCTCGGCAACTTCTTCGACGGCAAACTCCCGATGGAGTGGATCACCGACGAGGACGACTACGGGGACGACAAGGGCGTCGGAGTCAAGTTCTCCTACGAGAGCAAGATATTCAGGGATAACGCCCTGGTGCGGATCATCACCGCCTGCGTGACTCCGTAGCTAAAACAACCAACTGGGGGGGGCCTGACGGCCCCCCTGTTTTGAGGAGGGCCATGGCACGTAAACTCTCTGTGTTTTTTTGGATGTCTTTTTTCGACGGGTGCGCGTGGGCACGGTGCATGATGCCCGGCTACTACGCCGACAAGCGGGGAACGCTTGCCACCAAGGGGTCGCTCGTTCCGGTCAAGGTCATGGAGGACTACGACGTCATCGTGGCTCAGCGCAGGTTTCTGGACCCTGATTTGACGGTGCTGGAACACCTCAAGGGCATAGGCAAGAAGATCGTCGTTGACATGGACGACCAGCTTTTAAACATCCCGCCGAAAAACCCGGCCCACCGGGTTTATACGCCGGCGCTCAAACGCAACGTAAAGCGGTGTCTGCACCTGGCCGACCTCATCACGGTATCCACCGAACACCTGGCCGACGAAATGAGGAGGTACAGCGACCGGGTTGTGGTGCTCCCAAATTCCATAGACCCGGACTGGCGGGACGTCAAACGCGGGCCGGTGTGCAAAACCGGTACAACCGGCAAGGTCCGGATCGGGTGGGTGGGGTCCAAGACCCACGATGAAGACCTCCGGGAAATCAACCAGGTCCTCACCGACCTGCTGTCGGAGCGCGACGACGTGGAGATCCTCTACATGGGCGGCTATCCCGGGTGCGTGATCGAGCCGCTCATCGACGAGGGATTGGTGTTTAAAAACGAGGCCAAGAAGTTGGTCGTCAACACCGAGGAGATCGCCGAACGGAAGAAGATCTGGCTGGTCAAAGGTGTCCCGATCCAGGAGTATTACGACCGGCTGCTCGGCCTGGGGCTGCATATCGGGCTGGCGCCTCTGGTGGACAACACGTTTAACCGGTCTAAAAGCAACCTGAAATTCCTCGAGTACACGCTGGCCGGCGTGCCGACCATCGCATCGGCGGTACTACCCTACAGCCAGACAATCACCGACGGCCACAACGGGATCATCGTCAAAAAGAACCGGTACGAGCTGTGGAAACGGGCCATCGTAGACCTGGTGGAGAACGAAAAGAAGCGGATAGCGCTGTTTACGAACGCCAAGAAGCTCGTGCGCGAAAAGTTTGACATCCGCAAAAACCAGCGGTTGTGGGCGGAACAGTACCGCAAGCTGGTGGAGGCCGCATGATCGACATCGTTATCCCGGTCCACAACGCGGTTGACTCATTTAAGACGATGATGACCAGCCTCAAGGACTTCACCCCGAGGTGCGAGTACCGGCTGATTATCGTGGACGATTTCTCGGATGCACCGACCAAGGCATTCATCGATACGCTGATGCCTGACGTCCATATCATAACCGGGCAGCAACTCTGGTTCACCAGGGCGCTCAACCGGGGGCTGGACGAGACGATACATCCGTTTATCGCGGCGCTCAACACCGACATTGTGCTCTGTCCGGGCTGGGTCGAGAAGCTGTTGTCGTACTTAGAGGACCAGCGGGTGATGCTGGCCGGGTCCGACCACTTTCCGCCCCAAAAGGGCATCACCTATCCGGTGCGCCCGCATTACCTGACGGGCCACTGCTGGATGATCAGGCGGTGGTTCATGGAACAGCACGGGACGCTGGACGAACAGTACACCCACATCGACAGCGACAGGATGTTCAGCTACCGGGTGAACGACCTGGGATATAAGGTCGTCCGGGACGTGGAGCTGCCGGTGCTCCACGGGCAGGGGCCAAGCTGGGGGAGGATCGTCGGAAACATCCCGAACAGCGGGCTGCCGAGTCCGAATAATCGGAAGCTGAAACCAATCGAGGTGGTTACATGATCTGGTTAGGCACCATCATCGGTTTTATCGTCGGAATAATCATCGGTTGGCTAATCGGTGTTGTGATGGCGTTGCCGAGATGGTAAGCGATCCCGGTGACAATCAGGGGATTGCCGCGGGGTCTGCTGACCCCTCGCAATGACGGCGAATTGTAAATAGCAATACGAGGTGATGTATGAGGGGAACCCTCTTTGCCGGTGTAAACCTGATCGGCGACGCGCTGGCCACCACGCCGGCGGTGCGGGAATGGCGGCTGAACCACCCTGACGAACCGGTCTGGTACGTGGCCCAGGACCAGCCGATCAGCAGGGTGCTGCGGAAAAATCCTTACGTCGACCGGGTTATCCTCGATCCTGACCACGACAAGATCCGCAGGATGGTCGGATGGGGAAACTGGACCAAGAAGTGGCTGTTTGACGTCGGGGCCGCGTTTTCGTACGGAGAGCGGCGCAACATCCACATGGCGCAGGCATACGGAGAGCTGCTGGGAGTGCAGATCGGATCATGCAGGCCGGAGCTTCGGATCGTCGATGCCGAGCGGTCCGAGGCGGAGCACATCCTCGGGCCGATGAGTCGGTTTGTGGCGGTCTGCCCGCATTCCATGTCATCGACCGGGCTGGACACCGCCAACCGGGAAGGCAATAAGCTCTGGGGAGACAGCAGGTGGCGCGAGTTGGTCCTGATTATCCAGGAGATGGGGTTCAGTGTCGTCTCTCTCGGCGGGCCGGATGACCCGAAGATCTTCGCGGAAGACACCGGGGTTGTGGAACTCCACGGCCTTCCCATACGCATCGCCGCGGCGGTGATGGATGCGGCCGACTACGTGGTGACGATCGACAGCGGGCTGGCGCACGTGGCAGCGGCGCTGAACAAAAACCTGGTCGAGATATACCCGGCGGTGTTGCATATCGAGTGGGTGTATCCGCACACGACGCACAAGCGGGTGATCCAGGGATATCCTCCGGAAATCCCGGTGGCGAAGGTGGCCGATGAGTTGGAGGCGTTGGTCGGTGAGTGCGAGGGGAAACCGAAGAAAGGAAAAAAGACGGACGATCCGATTATGATGCCGTTCAACGCGGTTGATGAGGATCCTATAGGCAGTGCGGGGATTGCCTCGTTTGCTGCTGAGGCTCGCAATGACGGTGAAGCGGACGATGTCCTCGGTGACGGTCAGGGAAACAATGACGGTGAATTGGAATGAAGAAGGCCGATATCATAGACGCGCTGGCTCGGTTTTTGGACGCGGACACCGACGCGCCGTCGAGTTTGAAGCCGACGCTGACCGACAACGAGCTGTGGGGCATTTTTATGCAGGCGGTGCCGGAGCTTCCGCAGTACCGCGGCGCGTGGGGATTGTCGGTCTACGAGGAACAGTTCGTGCCGTACTACACGCCGGACACCGATGTCCTGTCTATCGATCCGTTCCGGTGGGCCGGAAACAGCAACGTGGTTGTCGACGATGCGCTTTCCCTTGCCGCGGCGCCGGCATCCGGCTGGGTGCAAACGGTCCCCGGTTACGATTTTGTGAGCGCCGACGAGGCGCAGAAGATCAAGGTATCGGACCCGGCCTACAAGCGCAACCTCTTTTACCGCAGCATGATCGGGGGCTACGTATCGGCCTACGACTACGACGGTGCGGTCCACGGCGTGACCGACGGCAATATCTACCGGCCCAGGAAGTACCCCGGGATACTGGCGGTGAAGGTCGAGATGGTGACGGCAGACAGCTCCGGCAGGACAGTGGGGTTTGACCTGTCTCTTGACGGAGGACGGAGTTGGATCGGCGCTGCCGTCGGGTGTTCCCTTGCCACGGAGATCGACGTGAGCGCCTATCCCTCCACGTCGCCCGTGCTCAAGATAATCCTGGCGTCGGCCGACGACACCAGCCCGCAGGTGCTGGACCTGCGGATGATGATCTGGCAGGTCGAAAACATTGAGGCCAACCTCGACCACATCCTGAACCTTGCCCACGCTATCTGGCTGGAGCGGCTGGCCGACCGGGCGCTGGCCGGCGGCAAGCAGGAGACCCACCAGATGCTGGCCATCATGGCCGACCGAATACGCCAGCGGGTGGCCGGCCGCATCGGGGACTCAAAGGTGCGGATACCGGAGACCTCGGCCCCGAGCGTGGCGGCGGGACCGGCAAACCGGTACGCCAAAAAATACTTCGGAGCATAACATGCTTAACCTATCGTACCTCGCGCGGTCGGTGGCGCGGTGGCTCGGAGAGGTGGACGCCCTTTCGGGATACATCGTGCTGACGCGCCCGTTTGACGCCAAGCAGATCGTGAACGCGAACGCCGTCCACGTAAGCGCCCAGGGCGCCGAGGCATTTGCCGCGCCGGGCAGGCTGGGCTCGAGCAACTGGGCCTATATCGTCGTGATCGACCTCTACATTCCGCAACACGAGCTGCAGGACTACGACGACGGGCCGGTGGGACTGGCGGTAACGGCGCTGGCTGAGGCCCTGGCTGGCTCAGCGATCAGGTATTACGAATACAACCCCGACGAATGGCGGATGGGTACTGCCATGAGGGCGTCGGCGGTTAAGATAGACCTCGGGGCGGGCCCGGCGGCCAGGTTCGAGATCGTGCTGGCGATATCAACGTAACACGTCCCCGTTGACGGGGCAGGGTTTAGGGAGGGAATACCATGGCGGATTTATTCAAAGACCGGGTAATGTCCGGCATTACCAAGGAGCGGGTGCTGGTTATCGCCGCATCGTACACCGGAAGCAACGACGCGGTGACCGACCTCGCCAACGCCAAGACGGAACTCAACAAGCTGTTCAACCCGCGGTGGTTTGACCTGACGACCACCACGTCCGACCAGCTCGTGTATACGATCAAGGACGAAGTCGGCGTCGAGGATTTTGTGGACACCTACGGCGTGGTCGACGCCCGCGTTGTTCCGTTCGTCGAGCGGCAGGCCGGCGGCTCCGGGGCGTACATGGTCGTCGATGAGGACGACTACACCGTCAACCGGACGGACGGGACGCTCACGTTCGCGGTGGCGCTCGGCGCGTCCGACGTGGTCAAGGTGTCGCTGTGCGGAAACATCCACGGGGCGCAGATGTTCGACGGGGCAGGCAAGATAAACCTCACCACAACCAAGGTGCAGGTGCTGGGCCAGACCAAGGAAGCCTACAAGTTCACGGTCGACGAGGGGGCGGACCCGACGTTCAGTTTCGATGCCGTGGTGGACGTGGGCAAGCGGCACAACCTCTACCCCGGGGAGCAGGTGCTCAAGATGCTTTACGGGTCGGAATGGACGCAGGGAGCGGCGGGGGCCAGCGGCACCGACTTCTCCGACATCGCCGTCTGGAATGAGTTTAAAAAGAACACCGAGCCGTTCTTCTGCTGCTGGGCCTACATCTCGGCAGAGACGGATTCCGGCGCGCTGTCGTGCGTGATGGAGTTCTTCCGCAGGTGCACGCTGGACGAGTTTCCGACGACCAAGAACGTGTCGAGCGGAAACGATGCGGCGACCGTTACCGTCAAGGGCATCGCCGATTCGGTGTACCGGGCCTCGCTGCTGGTGACGTAGGGGCCGCGGGCGAAGTGGGTTTAAACGATAAGGGCGGCTACGGCCGCCCTGTTTCATTGGAGGGTGCGATGGGAAAATTAGGAAGGCGGATCAACGAACTGGCGACGGCCAAGGTCCCCTTTACGCTCCTCGTTGGCGGGGAGCGGGTCAAGATGTTCTTCGATTTCAAGTTGCCGACCGGCGCGTTGTTCGAGTCCTGGGCGTACGCCAAGAAATACCTCCTGGCACGGAAGGAAGAGGCCGCGGCAGAGGGCCGGGAACTACCGGTGGAAGACGAGCAGGAAATCCTCGGCCAGGGCCGCATCAGGTGGTATGCCGCGGCCGGGTTTAGGGACGCCGACGGAGAACTCGTCTGGGACAACCCGGAAGAGATCCCCGACACGTCAATCATGCCGCTCCAGATGTTCATCATGCCGAACGTGCTGGGCATCCGGCTGACCGACGACAAGGACGAGAACGAAGAGGACAACCTAAAAAAATAGCCGCCCTCCCCCTCCTCGGCACTGCCCGGAGCCTGACCTCGGAGCTGGGGGGGGCATTAGAGACAATCAAGGTGTTTCACCACCTCTGGTATGGGACGGAGGTGAACCCGATCTGCACCTACTACTGGTTTTTGGTGCTGGCGTTTCATCAACAGATGAAGGACGAGGAAAAAGAGGGCGTAAAGGACCACGGGTTCAAGGTGTCGCCCGGGCGAATCAGGCGGGACGGGTCCGTGCTGCCGCCGATTAAGAGCTACTACGTCCCCGGAGATCCGGCGATTCCGCGGATTATCGGGGCGCTGTATGGGTATGACAAATGATTTCGGTCAGAGTATTCGGCGTCGGCAACATTATAAAAAAGCGCAAACAGGTACAGACGCTTGCGCTGCGGACATTTACGGCGATGCGGCCCAGGGTGAAACGTACCTATGCCAACATCAAGAAGTGGATGCCGACGCTGACGACCAATTTGCAGGATGCTCTGGTCTACGAGGAAGATGCCGGTAAACTGCATATCGCTATCAGGCTTTTATCTCACGGCCCGTTCGGGCCGACCGACTACTTCCCCTGCTGGGAGCACACCCACAAATCAATATCCCAGCACACGCCGGATGAAATCGCTCACGCGAAAAAACGCGGCGCCATGGGCATCCAGGCCAACCCGTCGGCCATCTCTGGCGGCAAGACCGATATCCAGAAAGACCCGTTCGTCAAGGCGTTGGCCGCCGATGGGTTTACACATATCCAGGTCCTCGAATTCGGTCCCAAGGGAAAGCAGCGTACCTACGACGCCACCCCGCCCCCCGGGTGGCCGTATCTAAAACCTTTCGCGTGAAGCAGGCTTCACGCGAGTGGGGTGGTTATATGAGCACCGACACCTCCAGGCTCGATTATGTGGTAACCGGGCAGGCGCAATTGGCCGCCCTGGACAAACAGCTCGAGCGAATCCAGACCCTTATGATGAACCTCGGCAAGGCCCGGGATATCAGTGCGTTCGCGCAGGGTGGGTTCGATAAGGTTGGCGGGGACGTCGAAAAGATCAGGACGGGGGTTGCGGGGCTTAAAGACAGCCTTGCTACGATTCCTCCGGTAGCCGCTGATGCCGGCAGGGCGATGTCTGAGATTGCCGCCGGGTGGCGTACCGGGGGCGCATGGAAAGAAGAAGTCGCCCGCATCAACGGGCTCAACACCGGGCTCAAAAATATTGGCTCGGCAGCTCCTGTCGCAGCGACTGCGCTTACCGCCACCAAGCAGGCGGCGGTAGATCTTGGCAAAAACGTCCCCACCGGCCAGATTAACCAGTTTGTTACCGCATTTAAGCACGGCATCGCCACCGCCGGGACGTTTGCCTCCAAATTAGCCATCCTCATGATCGCCTTTGCCATCTTCCGTACGATCCAGACCATCATCCGCGGCGTAATCCAGGGGTTTAAGGACCTGGACGAGGCCACCCGCAAGATCATCAGCGCATCGGCCGTTGCCGGCGAGGCCAACACGTCCTACGCCGGAACCTTCCTCACGGTGGCCTATAACGCCGTCAAATACCGCACCGCCATCAAGGACGTGGGCGACGCCACGTGGGAGCTCGAGAGCGCCGGCCTGAGCGCGTCCGAGGCGCTGGCAGGGACGGGGACCGTCCTCAAGCTGCTGACCGCCGACGTGACCGACGTGGGGACATCAACGCGGCTGGTGGCCGGGATCTACCGGACGTTTAAGGACGAGCTCGGCGCCACGGCGTCCGAGGCCGAGAAGTTCGCCCGGGTTGGCGACGTGCTGGCCTACGCCCTGAACCGGTCGCAGGTGAACATGGAGGGCCTGATAAACGGCCTCAAGCACTCGCTTGGCGTTGCGGCGACGGCAGGAATCCAGTTCGAGGTGCTGGTGGCGTCGTTGGCCGTGATGAACGACCACATGATGATGGGGGCGATCGCCGGAACGGGGATGCGGGCGGCGTTGATACAGCTTTCGCAGGACATCGAGTTTTTGGCCGAGCGATACGACCTGGTGGTGGACCGGAGCAAGTCCTGGGGCGAACAGCTCATGCCGGTGCTGGAACAGCTCAACCAGAGGATCAACTCCGGGAACCTGTCCATCGGGGAGATGAGCGAACTCCTGAAATCGACCGGCGCCCGCGGCGGGCAGGCCATCTTGGTGCTGACGCAGTATTTTGACGACCTCGACGCGATGGTCAAGGCGTTGGAGACCGACGCCGAAGGCGCGCTGGACGCGATGTCCGGCGTGCGCATGGACAGCTTTACCCGCAACCTGGACGCGGCAAAGACCTCGGCGAAGAGCTTCGGCGCAACACTCTTCGGGCCGATGATGAACGGCCTCAACACCATGCTTTCCGGCCTCAACGACGTAAGCGCGGAACTTTTCAGGCTGGGCGCGCTGTTTGCGAAAAAATACGACCTCAAACTGTCGATCAGCGACGACGAAATAGAGAAGATGAAGTGGTGGCAGCGGGCGTTGCTGGATGCAGGAAAGATAATCGGCGGCATGTTGCTGCCCGGTTCAGGATTATATGCCTCAGGCATGGGTGATCTTTTTTCTTGGGCCGCCGACGGACTGGCAAAAATAGGTGAGGAAGCCGGCATGGCCGGGGATGCGTTCGATAAGCTCTATGAAACGATGGGCGAGAGCGGCAGGGCCTCGATGATCGAGGCGATGATCGGTCCGGTGGAGATGCTGTCGGTTCGCATGGCGGAGGGAACCGTCACGGCGGAGGACTACCGGGACGCCATCGATTTTCTCACGGCCACGCTCGACGACCATGTCTACGAATACGTACGGCTGACCGCAGAAATTGAGCGGGCCAAGAAAGAGCAAAATAAATCAGCCGAGGAACTTGCCACCATGCAATCCCGGTGGAACGAGCTGGGCAAGGCGATAGCCTCCGACCGCAAGGAGATCGCCGGGCTTACCAAGGACCTGAACAAATTCAACAACGACATGGAAAAGATATCGGACCGGAAGCTCTGGACGCTCGATACGCTTTTCGGCCTGGACGAGATAAAGACAGAGGAATACCTCGCGCAGCTCAAAAAATACGCGAACGAGGCGATGCTGTACGCCACCATGCTTTCCACCAACCAGCCCGGCAGCGACGAGGCCAACGAGGCGCAGCGCAGGGCATACGAGCTGATGAACAAATACGCCGATGAGACGAGTCGCGCAGCCGGGGCCATGGCAAACCTGAGTGATAAACAGCGCGAGTTTTTACGTGCTGGTCTGGAAGGAATGGCCCTGGATGATGAAGCGAGTATTTCGATGCTTAGAGACCGAATATGGTATTTCGAACAATATAAGAAGACCCTCTCTGACCCTCAAGATATTCTCGAGGTAGACAAGGCACTGATGGCGTTGAACAATACCCTTGCCGGCAAGGGTGAAAATAGAAACTGGGATCTGAAGGAATTATTCGAGGAAATGCAACTGCTAAAGAAAGAATTAGTTGACCCGGTTGCCGACCTCGGCAACAAATTCGACGGGTTGGACGAGGCGCTCAAGGCCGGATTTATCGCGTCGCTTACCAACATGAAGGACGGGATTGTGCCGGGAATTACGACCAACGTAGAGACCATGGCGACCGGTTTCGATTCGGTCAGGACGGTGGTCAACGACCTCAACGGGTCGCTTAACTTAACGTTGTCGGTCACGTCGGTTATCATGCAGAACCTCTATAAAATTGCGAAAAGCAGGAATTTTACCGGGGCAAACAGCCCGGACGAGTCTACCCAGTCCATCAACCAGCAGCTAAAGAGCGGAGATTAGCATGAACTTTCTTTCGGCCGAAAACCTTGCCGCCTATTTGTCCGAACTCTGGGACGGCGGGGACCTTGCGGTGGCGGGCAACGACGTTTCCGTGGACTGGAACCTGTGGGAGGACGCCGGGGACTACCCGAACAACCTGGCGGCCCGGCCGTTGCCACCGGGTCCGTGGTACGTGGATCGAGTCAACGGGTCGTTTACCGTGTCGTTTACTGTGCCGAAGGCGTGGGTGGCGGAGGCCAACGGCGAAGTCTGCTTTAAGTTCGACGACGAGGGGCCGTGCGCGGTCGCGGCATTCATCCTGGAGGACGAAGGTTTGTTCGAGGTACTGAGCGAGAGAGTGATGGAGGCCGTCCGGGACGCCATGATTGCGCCGGCGGGCTACACCGTGGACGATTCGCTGGATTCGTTTGCCGTCGCGCTGGGAGAGGTGACGCTGGCGGAGGCAGGGAGAGAGACGAAAGTCGAGATCGAGGCGAGGGTGGAGAGCGTATAAATCCTTCGCGCCCACTGACAACCCGAAGGTTGTCAGTGCCACCCATCCCTCAGCGCCGGGTGGCACGGCCAAGCGCAGCTTGACCGTGTGAGGGTAGGCTAATACGTTATGTCATACACAATAGATTTAACCCAAAAATCCGAGACCTACATAAGCCGCCCGGGCGCGGCTGAGGCGGACCGTGCGTACTTTCTTTCCGCGCCCATGTGGCGGGAAAAGCACGTAGGGGTCCAGCGGCAGGGGTCGGTCCACCGGACGG